GTGCATGGATAGAGTGCGAGTCTGTCCAAGTGCTAGAGGTCAACCGACTTAAGCCAAACGAACAAGACTACCGCATCAAGTTCAACCCGCGTCAAAACCCTGAATGGACTGACGGATACAACAACGTAGTTAGCGGTAACGAATACGAAATACTTTTCACAAATGACAGAACTCTATGGGTGGTTGGTGACGCTTATGAGTGTGGATCTTCCGACTTGGTTTAACAACAAGTTTGGATGGTTCTTTAAAAACGGAAACAAATGACAACGCTAGAAAAACAATACCCAGACGTGCATAGCAAGCTAACCAAACAGGCCGATGCAGAGAAACTGTTTCAGAGGTACATGAAGCTGATGGGTACATCGAGTCTCCATTTCAGCGGAGAGATTGATACCAAGCTAAAAGAGTTATACCAAGACGGAAAAAAATATGGATTTTAATGACTAACGAACAAGCAGTTAAATTGATTTTAAAAGAAAAACCAGTGAGTAAAGCACAGCAGTTAGCCGCTATGTTTGCGTGTGATGACATCATCGCTGACGACATAGAAGTGTGGCTAGGTTCAAAAGTATCAGAACACCTCATGCAGTTCCCAGACGTAGCAAGGGATTTAGCTTCCGACCTCATCGGTAACGGAGCAACAGCTGAAGAGCTAAGGGTCGGTCTGTGTGACGTTTCAGAATCTATGTATCACTACGTAAAATTCCACGAGCAATTGTCAGAACGCTGACAGGGGGAGAGACGAATGGTGTGCAGGGAGATCCTGCAACGTGCCAGTTGCCTAGCGATAAGCACCATTGAGAGCATTGAGAAACAAAGTCTCTCCTTTCCTTGCATTAATCACAATTAAACTTTAAATTTGAACCAGCAAACCCAATGAATGATAACACCAAAAGGCTAATAGACGAGTACTATTCCGTACTCAAAATCACCCCCGACAAGTCTAGAAAAGCACCCCAAGTCCAAGCGCGAGCCGCTTTGATGGTTGCTATGGCTAAACACATGACCAAGACAGCGGTAGGTCAAATCTTTGGATACGACCACAGCACGATTGTGCATCACGAAGGTCAGCACGAAGCCAATCTATTCTCGTGGGGTGGATACAAAGACAAGTACCTGTTAGCAGAAAGGATGTGCGATACACACCTTAGGTACAACACTATTGAAAACAAGCTAACGAGCATTAAAGTACAAATCAAAAGGCTAGAGCGTCTAGCTGAAAATCTAAAACAAGAACTCGTATGAGTAATTACAAATTCAAGACCACGAACATTCGTGGCAAGCAGTACGTTGAAGTCAACGAACGAATCAAGTTCTTCCGACAGGAGGAGCAGTACAAAAACTGGAGTCTTATCACGGAGTTTACCGTCCTAGATAGCGAACAGTGTGTATGCAGGGCATCAATCGTAGATGCTGAGGGTCGAATCATATCGGTAGGTCATGCACACGAAGTGCAAGGCAGTAGCAACATCAACAAGACTAGCTATGTAGAAAACTGTGAGACATCGGCTATCGGTCGTGCATTAGCCATGCTAGGAATCGGGATCGACACCTCTATCGCTTCTGCTAACGAAGTGTCTGATGCTATCGCCAAGCAGGAGTCATCTACACCAACCAAGTCGGAGAAGATGATAAAGAAAGTGCAAGAGACGTTTGATACTGACCCGCCTGAAAACATCATGGACAAGGCTGTTGCTTACATCAAGTCTCAGACCGACAAGAAGAAAGCTTTCGACAGCATTATGTCTAAGTACGAGTCTTCTCTTACTGAAAAGCAAATCGCTGGACTCAAAAAGTTTGTTCGATGACGGGTGGTCGTAAGCTTGATCAGCGCCGCACGAACGGAAGGAAGTTTGCTCAGTTCAGAAGCCAGTGCCTTAAAGCGAATATGCCTAAGTACTGGGTTGATACAGATAAGGAACCCCCTGATTTTTCAGGGTTGTTCTTTGTCAAGCATCCAGACTCTCCTGGGGAGTTTGATGTAGCTGAATTCTTTGTCAATAGCAAAGGAAAACAGTTCTGGCTGACTCCCGAACCTCCAGTGCAATGGGCTGAGATAGAGACGTATGAATACAAACACGAAGACGGAACACCTATATACGATGAATATATCAGATAAATTAATGGAGCGGTATGGCAAGTCTCACTTGTCGTACTCATCCCTCAAGCAAGCCCTAGGCGATATGGCTCAGTTCGATCGCTACATGAAGGGAGAAGTTAAATACAAATCAGATGCGCTAGACTTTGGTACTATGTACGATATGCTGTTGTTCGAACGGGACAAAGCCTTCGAAAAGTACACCGTTATGTCCCCATCTGCTATTGTATCCACGCTATCAGACAAGGCTCAAGCTTCTAAGAAACCTACGCTAACTGCCGAATACAAGGCTAAGCTGAAGGAAGTCAAAGAGGAAGCGGAAGAAGAAGGCAAGTCAATCGTGTCGCACGAAGAGTGGCAGATGGCTAACGATATGATCGACAGGCTAGCTACGTGTGGTTTGCTTGACTCTCACCTCAAGGGTGATTATCAGGTAGGGTTCCTAGAGGAACTGCACGGCGTACAAGTCAAAGGGTTTCTCGACTGCTTAGGCGATGGATTCATTAGCGATAGTAAGTCAGCGAGAAGCTCCGAGAAGTTCCGTTATGCCATCAAGGATTTTTCGTATGATATCCAAGCCTACATCTACACACAGGTTTTTGGAATAAAAGATTTCTATTGGGTTGTACAGGAGAAAACTTATCCGTACCTTCCAGCTCTCGTTAAGTGTTCTGACTCTACCTTGTTTACAGGAGAGATGAAGTTCCATGACGCTATAAAGCGTATAACCAACTTTCTTGAGCAGGGGTATAACCCACAGAAAGACTATTTAAACTATGAAGTCTAACTACAACGAACACCTAATAAGCTTAGCTATTAAGGCTATTTTAATTCAAATTTTTTTAATCTATATTTTTTAACACCATGAGTGATCAAAACAAAAAGTACGAGAGCGTTCTCGTAGGCTGGGCTGATGAGCCAAGCTACAATGACAATGGCGAGTTGATGGGGTGGAGTTTCCGCCTCAAAGACAACGAGCTGAAAGATTGTATCGACCAGTACACCACCAAGCGTGATGCACAGGGTCAAGGAGGAAACGTTCGATTCCGAATGTTTATGTCTAAGAACGGGAAGCCATGCCTGAGCGTGTGGGATCCTAACAGTGAAGCGGCGCAAGAGCGGCGCAACAACACAGCTAAGACGGAGGAGTCTTCGGATATTCCATTCTAGTATTTGTGTGTTTCTTGTGGGAAAACGGGGTGTGGGCGCAAGCCTCACCCCTTTTCTTTCCCCTTTAAAAACTGATCAATGGGAAAGCCTATATACTCCATGACCGCTAGGGTCACTATCATCAAGAACAAGAACCCTCAAAGCAGGGACGTTTGGATTGTTAGCACTTATGACGACCCTCTGGACATAATGAAGAATGACACAAAAACAATGTTTAGACTCCAACAAGAGCTATTTACACCAAGAGCCAAGAATAAAGCAATTGTAATTGATTCTATAACTTCGAAGGTGCAAGTTGGAACAACATCACGACCTCATGAAACATAGCGACGAACAAATTGGCGGAAGCCACTACAAGAGCATGAAGATTCAGCCTACGGACTTCATAGCCGCAAACAGTATCCCCTTCATAGAGGGTAATGTAATCAAATATGTGTGCCGACACTCGTTTAAAAACGGGAAAGAGGATGTCTTAAAGGCTATCCACTACTTAAATTTATTACTCGAATACAAATACCCCGATGAAAGTAACGATCTTCAAAGACCTGTACAAAAAGGAAGCTCAGGATGCTCATGTAATGCAGATTGCGACTGCCTTAAAGAGGATACAGGAAGGGAATTCTGCAACCACGATTGAAGCCATACGGAATGGAACGAAAGAATTCAAGAAAAAGCTCCCCGTTGTTCTTTTCAGCGGTGAATTTAAAGGGCGTTATGATGATGCGCTTGAGAACCACAGCAAGTTCATTGTTCTGGATTTCGACCACATTGATGTTGAGGCATCCAAGGCGCTTCTATCCACGGATCCTTATGTTTATAGCTGCTGGGTTTCTCCGAGTGGTGACGGACTTAAGGCGCTCGTTAAGATAACGAACCCAGAAAGGCACAGGGACCACTTCCGTGCGCTTCGCACGTACTTCCATAAGCAATACGACCTAGAGGTAGACGAGTCGGGAATCAATGAGTCTCGCGCATGCTTTGAGTCTTACGATCCTGACATTGTAATCAACGAGGACTCAAATCCCTTCGGGGCTTTTGCTACAGAGAAGAGTGAATCTCAGGTAGCTGTCTCACAATCAGCTGTTTACACCGATTACTTAAAGTTAAATCTAGCTGCACGTATGATACGTCAGTGCGATGACGGAGAGAAGCATAACACCTTGTTGAGGGCGGCTAGGCTGTGCGGTGGATTCGTTTCAGCGGGGAGGATGGAAGAAGACGAGGTTGTGCGTGTCTTGGCCCGTGAAATACTTAAGCGGGACGTAGAAGACGAACAGCAAGCTATACGCACCATTAGGGAAGCTATGGAGAAGGGTAAGCAAGACCCTATCCGAACTACTATCGATGACGAAAAGAAAGCCCAAAGACAGCTTTTAATCAATGACGGCGACATGTCTTTCATATCGTCTGACGATGAGGACTTTCGATGGATAGACGACTATGCGAATGGTCGGATCCCCGTAGGTCTAGATACAGGAGACCCTGACTTCGACAAATACTTTCGGTACAAGAAAGAGTTTACTATTATGAACGGACACAGCAACGTGGGTAAGACTACTATGGCTCTGTACCTGATGGTAAACGCTTCAGTAAGGCACGGATGGAAATGGGTAGTGTATTCATCAGAGAATCGCACAGCTTCATTGAAGATGACACTCATTCAGTTTGCTATGAAGAAACCTGTGTCTTCCATGAATCACATGGAGCGGAAGCGAGCTTACGAGTGGGTAGGCAAGCACTTCACCGTGATTAGCAACAAGCAGGTATACAGCTACTCAGACATCATTGTCTTCCTTGAGAAGATTATGAAGCAACAAGAAGTTGATGCTGTTTTTGTAGACCCTTACAACAGCTTAAAGCTTGATATGGCTAACAGCTCGATCGGTGTTCACGACTACCACTACGAGGCAGCTTCGGAGTTTCTAACCTTCTCTACAGCAAATAACGTAGCCGTATGGCTTAACATGCACGCTGTAACGGAGGCTCAGCGCCGAAAGGGTGCAGACGGGTTACCTGTCGCTCCTTACGCAGAGGATACAGAAGGCGGTGGTAAATTCGTGAATCGAGCGGATTGCTTCATAACTATTCACCGTAAAGTACAGCATCCTGACTTCGCGCAACGTAAAGTTACCGAGGTTCACATACGTAAAGTGCGGGATGTAGAGACTGGAGGTGAGCCAACGTCTCTTGACAGCCCTGTTTGCTTCGAAATGGACACGTCGAGAACATCATTCAGGGTTCAAAGAACACAGGAGAATCTGTTTCAAAGTGTTGATTTACAAAAAGGTGAACAGAATCACTTCGAGTTTCCAATTAACTCTTCGTTTTTAGAAAATTAGGCTGTAACTTTGCCTTAGTGAAGAAAAGCAAAAAAGGAACTCCTAAGCGTAAATCAGCTAAGAAACGTAATTTAGGTAAGTATAAAAGCGGATTAGAGAAAACCTGTGCCGATATGTTGTCTGAATCGGGGCTAAGTTTTACCTATGAAACTCATGAATACATGCTCATGGATAAATTCAGATATCCAGGAACATACCTAAAAATGACTAGCAAGAAGAAAGACTTATCGGATCGTACTGGTGCGGTAGTCCTTCCTATTAAATACACTCCAGACTTCGTTGGACCAAGCGGAGAATGGATTATCGAAACCAAAGGGTACACTCCTTCGCATCATGATTTCCCGATGCGTTGGAAGCTGTTCCTTAATCACTTGGTAGACTCAGGAGAACCAGTCCCAGCTCTGTTCATCTGTAAGAACAAACACCAGATTGAGCAGGCTATAGTAAAACTAAAAGAACTAGGATATGGCAAAAAGAGATCTAACAAAAGAACAGCTTAGCGAGAGCTACAGCATAGCGACTGTTCGCATGCACAACCTCGTTACGGAGTTCTATGAAGGACTGCACGAGGCCGATGGGTCGCCGTGCATCCACCCAGGGCTGGTATCAAATATGATATCAGTAGTGAGGACGTTAATTAACCACGAACTCGACCTGATAAAGGAGGCTTCGTCACAACACTTCGAGGCCAATTATGATCAATCAGAACAGGCGGAGATACTCTTCAGCGACGGGAAGAGTAGCTGAAGTTCGCTTTCAGCGGGCTGCCACACACCTTGGGTTCCAAGTAGTAAAGTCAGGAAGGAAAGACGATATGCACATGCATATTGACTACTGGATGCAATACGAAGGAATCGACGGGAAGTGGGGTGTAGACGTAAAAGGAAATAACCTGCCAGATGAAATCTGGTGTGAGTTTAAGAACGTAGCTGGTAACCCAGGATGGATGTATGGAGGTGCTGAAATTATAGCATTCGACATGCCAGAAGAGGGTGGATTCAGTATCGTAGACCGCGAAGACCTAGCGTCTTACTGCGAGAAGAACGTGGAAGATGTATTTGTCTCTGACAAAAGAGATTCATACAAGAAAAAGTACACTCGAAAAGACAGACAGGACGTGATAACTACTCTTAAGTTATTGGACCTCAAGTCTTTAGATACGTACAGGGTGTGGCGATATTTCAAGGGCTATTGAGTATATTAGTAGTCCGTTTTTTAACTTTTTAATTATTTTACAATGTATGATCCTTCACTTGTCCCTTGGGGCGAGGTAGGGTATGCTGTCTATAAGCGTACCTATTCCAGACAAACTGCCGATGGCAAAACAGAAGAGTGGGAGGACACCGTTGATCGTGTGATCGATGCGTGTCGCGACCAATTAAACGTAGGCTTCACCAAATTCGAAGAGGGTGAGCTGAAGAAAATTATGATGGAGCTGAAAGGCACCGTAGCGGGGAGGTTTCTCTGGCAACTAGGGACGAAGACAGTTGACCGATTAGGTCTTCCGTCTCTACAGAACTGCGCTTTCGTAGTGGTAGACGATCCTATCCGACCATTTACCTGGGCTTTCGAGATGCTCATGCTTGGTTCAGGCGTAGGGTTTAACATCCAGCGCGAGAATGTCTATCAACTACCTAAGGTTAAGAACCGAGTGAAGGTAGAAAGGACAGACGTTAACGACGCAGACTTCATTGTGCCTGATAGCCGTGAGGGATGGGTAGAGCTTTTAAAGCGCGTATTAGAGGCTTCGTTCGTGACAGGCGAGGACTTTACATATGCTACACATCTCATTCGGTCTAAAGGCTCTGCCATCAAAGGATTCGGAGGGACAGCTTCAGGACCTGAGGATTTGGTTTGGGGAATGCAAGAGATCAATGAAATCTTAAACAAGAAATCAGGTCAACGCCTCAGCCCTGTTGACTGCCTCGATGTAATGAATATCATCGGTCGAATCGTTGTAGCTGGTAACGTTCGCAGGTCAGCACAGATCGCTATCGGAGACTGCGACGACCTAGAGTACTTGCAAGCAAAGCGTTGGGACCTAGGAGGTATCCCTAACTGGAGAGCGATGAGCAACAACTCTGTTGTCTGCGACGATATATCAAAGCTGCCAGCTGAGTTCTGGGAGGGGTACAACGGTAACGGAGAGCCTTATGGACTCATCAACCTTGAGGCATCCCGAAAAATGGGACGAACATTTGAGGTAGAGTACCCAGACCCAGACGTCCAAGGGTTCAACCCATGCGCTGAACAATCTCTAGCCAACTTTGAGACCTGCTGTTTGGCTGAGATTTACCTGCCTAATATTGAGCATTACGAAGAGCTTAAAAAGGTAGCGCGTTACCTTTATAGAATTAACAAACATAGCTTAGCTATCAAGTGTGCCGTAAAAGAGACTGAGGATATCGTACACAAGAATATGCGTATGGGTATCGGAGTCACTGGATACTTGCAGGCGACTGAAGAACAGCGTTCTTGGTTAGCTGATTGCTATGATTACCTACGATCATATGACAAAGAATACTCTAGACTGGCAGGATATCCAGCATCCATTAAACTTACAACGGTTAAGCCATCTGGAACGCTTAGTCTTCTTGCTGGCGTTACACCAGGAGCTCACCCTGGATACAGCGAGTACTACATTAGACGAATCCGCATGTCAGCTGATAGCAGTCTGGCACATGCCGCCAGGAAGCACGGGTACCCTGTGGAGTTCGTGCTAAACTTTGACGGTACAGAAGATAAGTCTACTATCGTTGTTAGCTTCCCTTGCAAGTTCCCTAAAGGAACTATGTTTGCTAACGACATGACAGCTTTAGATCAATTAGAAGTGATCAAGCGATTGCAAGCTGAATGGTCAGACAATGCTGTGTCGGTTACCATTTACTACCGTAAAGAAGAGCTCGATGGAATCAAGGAGTGGCTGGACTTAAACTTCAAGAACGTCAAGTCTGTTTCTTTTTTGCTTCACAATGAGCATGGATTCAAGCAAGCTCCTCTCGAAGAGATTGACGAGGGGACATATCTAGACATGAGAAAGACTGTGACTCCGATCACATCTATAGACCACCTAGATTTAGATGAGGTTGAGATTGATGACTGCGAAGGAGGCGCATGCCCAGTACGATGAAGAGGATTGATCAGTGCTGGATATCCCAGCTTTACCACCTAGACGGGAAGGGGCTTCGGCCCCTTTCTTGTTTGGGGTAATTAAACTGCTCTTCTCTGTAGAATGGGTCTATCTCAGCGCCAAAGCATACGTTACCCCAGTTGACTAAAATTATCTGTAGGTCGTAAACATTAAGGATGCCGTCATCGTTTAGATCGCCTTCCTCCCAGTAAAGATTCTGGATGTTTGCCAGCATCATAAGCATGTCATTCATTCCTACCACGAAGTCACCACTGATATCTCCAGCACAGTAGGGGTTACTAACCATGCCTGGTCGCGTAACTGGGAGCACGTCGTGCATTCTTTCTATCTGCCCTTCGGTAAAGTTTGTTCTACAAGAATCAACGTAGTAATCCATGTGGTTGTTTGGCGTATAATTGTACAAACCAGGAGGACATATGGGATTTTCGCAGCTCCAGTTGATCTTGGTGGGCGGTGTGTCGCATACGTAGTCGCCAGATTCTTCGCAGTCACCAAGGTTCTGACCACAATACTCCACATTTCTAAACACATGATGCAACCCCAGGTAATGGCCTACCTCATGTATCAGAGTTTTATTCTCGTTCCTTGGGTATGTTAAGTGATCGCCTACCCTTCCGAATACATCTGTTCTTACCCAAACACCCTCCATGGGTGTGTTCTCTGAGTATGCTGTCCAAGCAAACCCCAGGATCCCTGCACAGAATTGAGGAAACACATGCACATTCATGACGATCTCACGATCCCACACTAAATCCTCTACATATTGGTTCATGTTTGCCCATCCCATATAGCTGTATGGGATGCACGTTAGATACTCCTGCACCAGCAGTGGGGCCAACTCAAATTCATCAAAGTCATGATACTCAACATCCATAAGATTAAAGCTAAACATAGCCTCTTCTAGCTCTTGGTTTAAGTGATCATGAGCATCGTATACCACCGTTTCAGGAAGGTAACTATCTGGAAAGCTGTCAGTGTGATGGATGTGAATGACGTAGTTTATCTCCGTCCACTCTGGGTTGGTGGGCATATAGCCCATCATTTTTACAGCGGGTACGTCTACCTCAAATACTACACAACTATCTGTTGCATACTGGGCAGTCGCCCAAGATGATAGCAATAGGGCAATTGTTACTATCCATATTTGCATATTTTTTATTGTACTTGGTTCTTCGCAAGCAACAGTTTAATCTCCTGGATGTCTTTCATCATCTGCCTTACGTCAGCCTTAAACTCACCGTTCTCCAGCTCCAAAGATTTTACCCTAGCAGAAAGTTTATTGTATTCAGCCTGAAATTTTATCCACCCCCCTATAAGTGCCATTGCCACGCCTATAAACTCAATGTGGCTTACATTTTCCACCATCACCTCATGGTTTTTTCTACGGTCCTTCCAGCAAAGTAGGCCCCGAATACAGTTAACATTAATACTTCTAGCAAAGATACGTAACTATCTTTAACGTTAAATGGTTGATTATCAAGGCTGTCTAAGAGCATAATAGTAATAAAAACAACAACCAAAGCAATTAACATTGACGGTCTTATAACCTTGGCTAGTTTTACATCACTCTCCATATCTGCCTTCCATCTTTCCGTAACATTGCTTTGATAAGCGATCTCTGCATCAACGATTGCCTTAGCTTCCTCTGGAGATACGTCAGGGTCTCTGTCTAGCAAATTTTTTACTATACCTAGGCCACCTTGATTTGGAAGCAAGTCACCAACGGTATCTAGTATGCCTGGCGCTTTTTCTTTGAGCCAATCCCCTAGCCTTGTGTCTTTAATTTTTTCGCTCATTATCTAAAACTGTTATATTGTTTATTCCATCTTGCCATTATCCTTCTCTTAGCTTCTCTTAACTCCTTTAGTTTGATCAAATTTCCTTGGAAATCGACGAAGTTTTCAGCATCGTATAGAGTAGATTGAAGTTCTCTTTCTTTTTCTCGGATTAGCTTTAACTGCTTGTCTGTTTCTTTTAATTGATCTTTTAGGATTTGAATACCATTGTATCTGCCTGGCTCCTCTTGTATTACCTGTCCAGTTTGCTGCACTTCTCTTAGCTCTTTATAGAGCTGCTCTACAACGTCTCTATTGTCATAGAACTCGTTGAAGTCGTAGTATTCGCTAGCCTCGGTTGAGGTAACTCCAGCAATCGGTACATCCTTAGCCTTTATGTTTTCGAGCGGATTTACTGCAAGCTCTCTGAGGCTTTTGTTTTCAATGGCTTTCTCGACCCCAGCTCCAATGTTTGCAGTTACTTGCTCTGTTATGTTAAACATATCGGTAAGGATACTTAGAGGTCCGCCTCCGTACTGGTCTAAGGCGTACACCATAGGATCAAAGTTTATGTCTACACCTCCAGGAACAAACTCGGACCCTCCAGTCTCGTAATTGAGGTCCCTGGCAATCTGTTGTAGCCATTCTGGAGATCTCATCATCATTTCAGAGTCTGGCTTTGGTGCTCCGTATGGACTTTGTGTTTTAGTCACTGGAGCCCCGCTAAACGAACTCTTATTCATAGCTATATCCAGCGGAACCTGAGCTATCGTCGGAGCGACTGTTCTAATCGCCATATCAACAGGGTCGCTAGGATCGCCTCCGATAGTAATTGGAGAGGTAGAAGATATTGTAGACCCAGCCATAAACATAAGGGCCTCTTCAGGGCTTTTATGTCCAGTAGCCGCCTCTACCGTAGTGCTACCCACGTTGTTAACTAAGTTAAATCCGTAAGGGAGAGGAATCTTAATAAAGTCGTTCCGCTCTGGACCATAACAGATTATCATATTTCTCTGCTTCTCGTAGTCTGGAATCTTGTCGTACCAAGAAACTCCATCGTCTGGATCTTCTCCGCTTACCGCTAAGTTTACCATTGTCAACATGCCAGAGAATCCAGCCATCCACGCAGCTATCTTCTGTGTGTCTGACATAACCTTTGTCTTTTTGCCATCCTTACCAACAATCGTTTTTGGTGTAATGAGGGACTTGCCCGTTCTAGCTGTACCCTGAACGGCAGCGTTAAAGAAGAGGTACATCGTGTTGATTGCTGGGCCTGCCTCTCCTTGCCTGTTGAAGTTTACGGTTATGTTTTTTGAGAATACAGCAGCTTGCTGTCTCGACGCCCCTCTCTTTCTGGCGGTTATGTATGAAGATAGTCTTATGCTGTTTTCAAAGGCATCGTTTACACCTTCTACGAACTGTAACGTACTCTTAGCTGATTCAAATATTTTTGATCCTACTTTCTGCCCAGCACTAAGATCAGATGAATCAGTTGATATGGCATTCATTATCTGGCCTATATCTTGGATGTAGTTCCATCCAGTCTGGCCTCCGTCTTCTTTCCATTCGCTGTACCACCCCTGCATTTCTGGGTCCATCTCTCTGCCAAGGGCTTTCTCGTTTAGCAGCACGTTTAGTGTAGAGAAAGTGTTAGATATCATTTCTCTCTTGAATCCTTTCATCTCAACTCCTTCCAGCTTTCCTTGCTCCAGGTCTGATGCCGCATTGTATACAGCACCGTGGATGTCTCGGCTAAAGTTAGGGATGAAGAATTCGGGGTTCCATTGAGTGTAAACACCTCTAAGGAATTGTACTGGAATTCGCATAACACGCATAAACGTGTTCATATCCTCTTTTGTAGCGCCGTTAAGCAATTGAGCGTAGTAAGGGTCTTTGAACCAAACAAACTCTTGCTTACCGTTTATCCTAACTGGAACCGTGTGTGGGTCTGACTGCATCTCAAGCATAGTCATTGCAACCTGATCTCCGTTCTGATCCATCTTGGTCAGCGGTGCTTCCATGTTGAGGATAGCAGCTTGATCGGTTTCAAACGAAGAGAACAGCCCGTGAAGCGATGTAACTACTTTGTTTTTTTCTGCTTGCTGATGCACTAGTGCGTTCTGCATGATAATGTTTGCCAACACGTTAGAAGCTTCGGATTCTCTACCATATGCTGCTTTTACCTTACTTCCGAATATACCCATCCCAGCCCCTCCGTTTGGATAAGCATTAGAATTAGGGTCCATTTCGTCTTCAGCAAATCCTTGTAGTGGAACGTAATTCTGGTACATCTCGGTCCATGCGGCAACCCGCTCTGGAGTTTCAAGGCCGTACTCCAGCATCGTAGTTCTCGTGTCGTCCAAGATATCGTAGAAGAACTTAGCTGCTTGACGCATCTCAGGGGAGTCCAACTGTCTGATTATTTCAGAAGCGTCTTCGTCGTACATACCAGATCCGTTTTCCATGTCTGGTCTAGTCTTTGAGATCTTTTGGTTTCTTTCTTGAGCGTGAAGAGCGTACATAAACTGACTCAGATCAATATGAGAAATGTTGCCATTCAACATAAACTCCTTAGCGGTCTGCATCTTTTCGTCAAGGTTTTCCATAGCGAATCGTGTTCGACCGTACATAAGCTGTTCTATTTCTTCGAAGTTGTACTCCTCTGGTATCGTTCCGTACTCCTCCAAGATCTCTTGCTGAATATCTAGGATAGGCTTCTTGTCGTTGACAAAAAACCCGTAGGCCCACTTGCTAAATGCAGGCCAGGCTCCTATCTGCCCCTTCAGGTCGTAGTACCTGTTAGGCAGAATGCGAGACGACTTCGCTTCTGTTTTTGCACTCTCCGAGAAATCCAATGGGTCTCCGTACACCCCATTCTTAGAATCGTAAATGATTTCCATCATCTCATGGAAGCTCTTGTACCCCCTTGAAAAATCGTACTCCTGGCCCATATCATCAACAATAGAGTTGTGAACGTTTAGCCCTACGGAAACCCTAAAGCCATCCGTTGTTTTCTGAACGGTGTGGACCAGCGCGTCTGTTTCGTTCTCGAACCTTGCGTATCGCTGTAGCCACCCACGAACATCATGGATAGTGGCTTTTTCTCCTTGAATCTCCTTGAATGCAACCTCCATCAACGTGTAGTCATTGGAGTAGACATCAAGAGGAGCCCCAGCTAAATCGTATGTCTTCGGATACCAAGAAATAATTTCTCCTTCTGATAGCTCGTTAACACCAATCATGACGTTGCCCAATCTCTCAGCGGTTTGAACATAATCAGCTGTCCTTCTCCCGTAAAAACTATTATCGATAGCGGCCTCACGGGAGGCGCCAACGTAGCTGTCAAGCAACCTGTATGTCAAGTTGGTTCCCGCTAGTTTTTCGTCCAGTTGAGTCTTAGCTATATCGTACCTTACTTCATCTGATCTTTGTCTTTCTTGGCGGCCCTCAATTTCTCTTTTGTTTTTTTCAGTGGCTTGTTGCTCCCAAGATTTATACCCAGGCTCCATGTCTTGATATCTTGCCTGCTTCTTCTGAGGTATTTTTCTGTTCTCCTCAATGTAGATTTTCTTTCCGCTCTGGTCTCTGTAGTTCCATCCTCCCAGGACGCTGGTTGCTCTTGAGCTTCCGTTACCTGTATACCAAACCCACCAATTCCAGAAATGCCACCCATCATTAAAGGTTTTGGTGTGGTTTTGATGGGTCGTGTAAAGACCTTTGTGTCCTACGTTTCTGGTTTCGGTCCATGCAACAGTAAACTGACCTTCTGGCAATCCCATAAACTTAGAAGACTTAGTGTTAACCTTGTCTTGTGCTCCTTGCCGTATCGACCATTGATCAATGATCTCGTTGTTGTGCTTTTGGGGTTTGTTCAGTATTTCGTCTGTAAAGCCAAGATCGGCTGGATTGATAGGTTCGGTGAATTGCCTGTAAGTAACGGATCCCTGCTTGAAAGAAATCCCGTGCTCATATTGCGTTCGTCCGAACCTAGTCGGCACCATCGAAGAACTTCTTCCTTTTTCTTTTGGGTTGTTAGCCAGCTGGCCTATAGCCATAGAAAATATTTGTCTTTGGTACTCTGTTCTTTCTCTTCCTTTAAACGCATCTGATTTTATTGCATCTATATGTGCGGTAAGGTCAATACCGAGGCTTTTTTCGAGACTCTTAAGTATAGCCTCTCTTGATTCTGTGGTTAAAAAATCGGCCTTGTAGTACTTCCGCTCACCGATCATGTCACCTAACACTTCTGTCGTGAGTTGGAACACCTCATTTTCTAAATCGGATTTTTTCTTGCTGTATGGGCCTAATCCCTCAAGCTTAAGCATTTTGGCTTCGAGGTTTTTCATTTTGGAATAAAACCCCGTATTCTCAGTCTCCTGTACAGTGTATTCTCCATCAACCCACGCAGTTCTGATTACATCGTATTGATCTTGAGGATTATTAAACTTGTTTCTTTTCTTCTCTGATTCAGCTTTATTTTCCTTTATAAAATCATTGGCCGCCTCCTCGGTCTCAAAATATTCAGTCTGCCTTCGGACAGATTTCTCTCCCCTGTCGTTGTAACGAGTCTCCGAAAACCTTACGGAAAACGTACCATCGTTTGGAGCGTATGGCTCAAAAGCTTTGATGAGAGCTTTAGCTGTTGTGGCAGTATCGTATTCTTTATTAATCAGGCTGTTGTTTATTTCGTTTAAAGAGTAAGTATACAGCTTCTCACTAGTTTTAACGGCATCAACACCCATAGGCATATACAAAACGACAACATAACCATTCTCGGACTTCTCTCTAAGAGAGCCCTCCATTCTTGAGGCTGTTTGCGGGTTTGAGCCAGCAATTAAAACAGGGGCGAGGTTTTGAGCCATGGCTTTTTCCATGTCGACACCGCCCATAAACATAATCTCAGATTTTTTTTCAGTAGTGGGATCAGTGTACTCTATAGGGCTAGTCCCCGTTTCGTCAACCTTCATGACTATTACGGCTACGTCGTGTCGAAGCTTACCGCCTTTGGTCAGCAATTTTGCTTTGTCTAGAACCTCAATAATTTCAGGGTGAGGAAAGCTACTGGCAGACATCCCCTTTGTTAGAGAGGATGTAGAAACACCAACCTGGTTGTTGAGATACTTTGTTAGCTCTCCGACTTGATCTAGAGTGATCGTATTTAAGTCAAACCCAAGCTCGTCCGCAGCTTCAACCATTGATATAGAGGTCAGGTTATCTAAACTTGAGTACCTCTCTGCTAAGTCTGTAACCGCAGCAGTAGCCAGCAATTGCTGCATCTCATTGTATTCCTTCATGTATTGGTTTACATCCTCAAAGCTTTCGATAGATTGCTTCTGCAAAATCTCCATGAGCTTACTTTCGGTGTAGTTCTCGGCTAACGCACTGTTTAGATTGGCAATATCTTTATTGTCAAACTTAACCTGTGGATTAGACCTCAATACGCCAGCTACTATCTCTTCTGCATCATCGCCGTACTCTTCCTTTCTCTGCTCAGCGATACGTCTAACTCCTTGATCTTCGTGAGCAAGGAGCTCATCCGCCATGGCCCTCAGCTGCTCATCTGTGTATCCAGCTTTTTTCACCTGGTAGTGAATCACCTCCTCAAAAATGTCAACAGCCCTAGCGCTTGGAGACAAGTGGATTTCTACGCTGGTAGTCCCGTCCTCATTTGTAGTGGTAACAAACTGAGCCAAACTCTTCTGTCTGTCTGCCAGTATTTCTAGCGGCACGGCAGCGTTGTACTCCTCTGATGTTTCAAAAATCTTTACAACACCGTTAGTGTTTTTAGAAGCGGCCATAGCTGCGGCCAATGCCCCCAATCCAGCTTTTTCCGTAAAGGTTTTAAGCTGTTCTACAGTCACTCCAAGATCAGAAGCTATCCCCTCGTTATTAAGGTCCAAGTACCCACGAATCTCTTCTAAGCGCTCAAGCTGAAAAGATTCAAATTCGTCTAAAGCTTTAAATCCGTCTATGTTTTCTGTAATTTTCTCTTCAGTAGCCAAGACAGTCTCTGCTTTCTTTAGAGCTTCTTTAAGCATTTTTTCAGCTTCCTGAAGGTTCAAAGCACCAAGTCCAACCGATCCTTGATCGATCCCTTGTAATCGCTTCCTAGCCTCATCCATAAAAAAGGACGCCGTCATTATGTCTTCTGCAATCTGTAGCTCTCCTTTCTCTATCAAGGTGTTAACCAAGTCCTTCCCGTTTTTCATTTTATTAGAGACGTCTCTCAGCTCTTGCTCAAACTCAGCTCTTGCGTTGTTAATTGCGTTAACGTCTTCGCCGCTCTTTTTGAGCTCGTCGTACTTCTTCTTGGCCTCTCTTAACGACTTTGAGTCCACAGGCAACCCATTGATATCAACCAAATCAAGCATTTCCTGAGCGCTCAGGCCAGTTTTGATCCTGGTGTAAACACCACCCTCTGATCCCAACAAACCTCCAAGGTCATACGCTTGCTTGCCTCTAGCTGCAACATATCCAGCACCGCCAAGTCCGACACCACCTATACCTCCAGAACCAGCCTGCTCGACCACCCTAGCTATGTACTCAGAGGAAGACAAGTGTTCGTCTAGAAACTGTCCTCTATTCCACGCCTGAAGTACGGCAGTCGTTGCTTCTTCAAGTGTTTCTTCTGTAAAGCCATAAGCGCTTGCCAAACCCCAACCCTTTATGAATCCTTTCAGTCCAGCCTTGGATCCTTTTGCGGCACTCTTTACCAGCCCGCCAAGCATTCCGAGCCCCATAACCTCTGGAACACCCTCAGTTACGCCCTGGTTGAACGAATAGCCAAACCTAGCAAAATCATTTCTCTCAACCCTGACCACTCTTCCGTCCTTAAGTGTAATCTTTCCGTTATCCTCTGGGGCATCACCTGCCTCGTACACTTTATAGATTTGCTTGAAAACCTCTGGGTCGGTGGATGTCGTGATCTTGTCACCTCCAATGTAAAATGAATCGAACACAGGCATCTTTTTAGCGCCTTGCCACTCTACCATAGCGCTAATACTTGAGACGGCTCCAGCAGACAAATATGGGTTTCCAGTTGTAGCCAATGTCGTCAAAGCAATCGCTGAGTACGGTGAGCTTTCTATGGCGTTAAAAAGGTTTTGCCACCTGGCTAGCCCTTCATACCATTCAGCGTCCCCCATCAGGAGCTCCTCCTCGAAGGTTACCATATCTTTAGTGTATCTAGATCTTATTTGTTTTCTCGTTCTGTCGCTCCAGTTAGCATAGTTTTTTGTGAGATCCTCTTGAGTTTTGTTTATATCTCCAAAAGCCTCTCCGTAATAGCCTCCGCTCAGAGCGTCAAAGACGCCACCTTTAACCTCCTGAACAGTGAGCGCAGTATACATAGCTATGTCTAGGGTTGTAAGGCCCATCAACTCAAGAGCAAGCATGGTGTCTCTACCTCTATGGACAAGCCCTGTCTTGCCGTCATCATCAATGTCAATAGCAATACCATGACCGTGATTGAAAAGACTTTCTTCGAGCTCTTGAACCTTAGAGGCCCAGTCCAACCACTTTGTGGTTTCTGTTTCTCTAGGCAGACCAAACCTAGTTCTTTTCGCTTTGGTCCATTTTTCAGGCTCCTCAGTTATAAGCCTATACGCTTCTTCTAAATCGTCTGCTTGATACCGAGCCTTTGTAAGATGTGTTATCCTTGTTTTGTCATGGTACAGCGCTTCTACTTGCTCTTGATCTTTTCTCTTTTTGTCGATCCCTGAAGTAACCGAAGTGGGACCTGCCATGCCGCCGACCACGGTAGGTTGATAATCGTCTGCATCAATCCTCTCTTGCAGGAATTTTATTTCAGTGTCAATAGGCTCAATTCTGTCTAAGTAGTCTTGGTCTTCACTTGCTCTAAGATTAAGAGCAATATCCAATCTAGCGCTTGCATAAAACTTACGCTCTTCGGGCTTCATCCTTCTAGCCGCTTCTAAAACTTTACTGGGGTCTGTTAAGTCTTGTGGTCTCCCCTCAATCCCCTCTGTTATTGGCTGGCCGAACTGATATAGATAATTAGCTCGTTCGGTTGCGTTCATAACCTTCTCAGTTATAGAACCAACAGAATCAAAAAACGCCCTGTCTTCGACTGTAGGAAGAGGGATTGAATCTTCATCTGAACCTTCAATTGGCTCATCAAAAAACCCAATAACTCTTGTAGGCTCGCTAGTTAATGACGAACCCGAAGAACCAGCGTCCAAGGTGGATGCCGAATCTTCTACTGGTCGAACGTCTGTGGCTCCGAGATTGACTTCGGTTAGACTGGGATTTTTTTTTTCAATGGTCTCTAACGAATCGTTTATTTCTTCGATGTCGTGACCATCTGCTAAAAGGGAAATTCGACCCCTACCTTTAAGGATCTGTTCTTCAATGAGATTGTTTGCCATACAGCAAATTTACGAAAATATCGCTTAAGGCAATGTGATCGAGGCGATCGAGTCGATTTCAGCCTCAGTCAGCCCGTCAGCCTTAAGGTCGGCTTTGATCTCTTCCATAAATAAGCTGTTGGTCTGGTTGGACAGGGCCATCATGCCCACATAAAAATAAACAGCCTGATCATTCCCCTTGATGTCACTGAAAGCTTTTTTCAGTGCGGTTCTGTCCGTCTTCAACCTTGCTACTCTCTTTCCAGTCTCAATGACAACATTCTTCCATTGTCTGGATCCAAAAGGAATAACTCTGACATCAACAGAGACATCAGGTCTATCCCCTTCTGATTCATTCGTTATTCCGAGAGCACCCATAATGTCATCGTTGGCTCTGATTTTTTCTGGATCGGTCCTATCGATTCGTCCACTATAAGCCACAAACATGTTACCTTCTTTGGATAAAGCCGCTGCTTTGATTTTAACGGAAGGGTCTTCAGGCGTAATATTGAAAAAATTGATACCTCTAGAATTACCAGTCAAGTCAAGGGGCAGCCCCAGGTTGGACGTAAGACCTCTAATGCCGTAAGTCTCTTCAAACTCTGCCGTATCATACCCAAATGGCGGGTCCATCTCAGAATTGTAGAAGACTTTATAAAGGGTCTTTTTTACTTCGTTATTCTCTTGCATCTGACCGATTGTAGCACTTTCTACAAAGTCTTGAGCACTGGAGTCGCCTCCGCTACCGCCTCCACTACCGCCACTCCTTTTTCTATTTTTGTACTTCTGTTCTTGGTTAAAAATCCTCATCCATTCGTTCTCGAAGTTCTCGTATGCGTTCTGTCTGTTTTCTGCCGCAGCTGGTCCGTCATTGAAGTATCTGTCATACGTCATAGGTTCACCCTCTCCGTTGACCACATAGTCATCGTATGCTACATTCATGGCTGTCAATTGCCATGGGTGATACCTTAACTGCCCATCTTCCGTTTCTACTGGGGTGGTCCCAAGGATATCGTCCAGCGTCTCTAGCATCCCTTCAGGGGTCTGAGTAAGATACGATTTACCATCAAGATCCCAGGCTGTCTTAACAGTGGCAGGATATCCAGCCTTTTTAGCGGCTGACATCATATCCTTATTCCTCTTATCCTGATCTGTAACCCACTGACCGATAGGTACTCCACCAAAGTCCCACTCTCCTGCCTGTAGGTTTACAAAAGGTTTGAATTGCCCTCTAGCATTAAGTTCATCCTGAGCAGCATAGTATTGTTCATCATTAAAATCAACAAATTCCTTATCGCCTTCTTGCCTAGAGTTGTAGCTGGTGTTGTTTTTTCTACCCAACTGGCTAGACTTCTCGTAACTGCTGTGCATGTTTTTCGAAGCTTCATCCAGCTGGGCTATTAAATACTGAGTTTTTTCTATTCCTAGCGTTTCGATGAGGTTGTCACCTTTGTCTAAGTTTTCCCTGAGGTACATGGCCGACATCTGCAACGCCTCACCTTGACCTCCCCACTGAGCGCTTGCCAAAGTTGGGATCTTGCCCCGCGCATCTGAAGCCTCCTTAGCTTTTTTCTCAGCGGCTTTTCGTTCAAGCTCAAGCTGCTCTTTAAGCGCTTTTGCCATAAACTTATCTCTGTCAGTAGAGGCTTTTGTTTCGGCGTCAATAACGGCTTGCTTTTGTTCTTGGAGCGCGGTTTGATCTGCCCTAGATTGCTGCTGAGCTCTTAACAAGTCATCATGAACAGTACCTAGTACTCTATCGGCTTCTTTGTTGTAGAAGAGCCCGCTTTGTTGATTTTCTGCCATGATTAAGGGAATGCTAGTCTCTTTAGAGCTCTGATATTATTAATCATTTGAGCTCTTTTTGATGAATCCTGAATGTTTTGAATGTTTTGTACAGCATTTTGCATTGCGCCAGGCTGAGATAAAGCTGCTGCTGCCTCCTGCTGTGCTGTTGGGGCGGAGCCCGAAGAAGATGTTGCCAATGGGCCAGCAGATTGTGATGTATTTAGAGGCATCGATCCACTCCTGTTAGTCAGTTGAGCCAATTGATTAATTGTATTCTGCTGTGATTGCGCTGTATTCTGCTGTGGTTGCGCTGTATTCTGCTGTGATTGCGCTGTATTCTGCTTTTTGATTATTTCAGCTTTGATTGCGTCAATTTCAGCTTGAGTTTTGCCGCCAGCTTTTGTAGCACCATCGGGTAATTCCGTGTTATCTGGCCCATAGGTAGCTAATCTATCAGTCGTTTCTTGACCAACACTACTACTGTCTTGTTTTTTGTCGTCATTGCTTGATGTTCCGAGCTTACTAACCATCTCCATGATGTCCCCCATCTTTCTGCCCCTAGTGTCACCGTAAAGACCCTGAACTCTTGTCTTCTCGCTTTTCAGGGCGTCGATGTCTCTATCTTTTGTAAAGTCGTAGATCTTCTCCTGATCGCTTAAACCTCGATTGTAATCTCCAACCATTTTTTGTTCTTGCTGAGCCGCTGCTGCCGCCTGCCTTTGCTCTCTTCTTCCTTCCGTTCCGATTTTACTTTCAATGTCTGATTGCTTACCCAGCAGTTTAGCTAACCCCCTGAGGCCGCCTTTTGTTCTTCCAGCAGTGCCAAGAGCGCCAAGAAAGTTTCTCTTTGCTTCTCGCTGCTCTCCTTCCACTAGGTTTCTCTTAGACTCATTCGCTAGGAATTGCCCAGATGCCGACATACGTGCTTTCTCAAACTCAGGGAATCGCTCTCTGGTAAGATTAGAGATCGCATCGTTTATTCTTGTTTGGTCTGCTTTGTAAACGCTATCCTCTGGTGTGTATTTTTGACTAATCGCAAGCGCGTCTTTCAACGCCCCAGATTGGAGGATCTTATTTAAAGCTGTGAGATTTTTTTTGGTAGCCATAATGCAAATATAGTTATTGTTGGCCTTTCGGGTGGTGCAACTGAGATTTAGATAAATGAGTGTTAATACAGTACAGCTGTCTTTCTTGAGCCGATGCAGGAACAGAGTCCAAAGTAAATTTTATTTCAGCCCAATTTCCTCTGATGCTGTCCCCGTTTTCAGCAGCGTCTAAGCCAACGTAAACCTGATACCCTTCAAGACCATTATTAGCTAAGGCTGGGTTTACCGAGCTAAAGTCAAAAGTAATCGTATTACCCACAATGCTTTCTATTACAATTCCTTCGTAAGTAGCAGAAGGTGTAGTCATTACGAGTAACGATATTGTCTTACTTAAAGGAAGTGGAAGAGCAGACAAGTTTAAAGAGGCGGTATAAATTGGTGAGGCGGAACCAGGGACGAAAGTAAGCAAACCTAAGTTTATGTATTGAGACTTATCCGCACCTCCAACTCCGCTTCTTGGCATTTTAGAGTAAAACGACCCTTCTTTTTCGATAAACGTTACATTACCGCTTACAACCCCTAGATTGGTGTTTATGTCTCCAGCGCCTATTTGCCACAGCCCCGCGCCTGCTGCGCCCAAGTCTTCCCCCTCATAAGAAACGGCATTAAAAACCTTCACGTCAGAAGGAGATATCTTAGAGACAGCCGTGATGGTTGAATCGTATACCGTACCATAGAACGTATTGTATGCGCCCTGCGTAGTTCCGTTATGAACGTGAAATATAGTATCTCTAACGGAGTCGTAACTGCAAGATATAAGATTGTTATCGATGTTAGCGTAGTTCGACGGAAGGAAGCTGTATCTGCTTATCCATCGTTTGTCACCTATAGAGTAGCCAACGGTAGTTCCATTGTATGCAGCACCATTTGCAAAAGGATACGCATCAGTATCATGACCTCTTGGTTCAATGGTCACTAGATACATATTCTCTTCTGGGTCGAATCCGCTTACAATTCTTCCGTTAGCTCCGTTAGCATTAGCTAAAGCATCGAACTCGCCCTCGAAGTATGACGACATTTCAATATCTGAGATCGCAACCATTTCAGACCCGTTGCTCATAAGTATCTTTTGTCTTGATCTATCTGCAAAGAACATGAACCCATCTTTGAGAAGTACGGATGACTGATCGTTACCACAACCAAAGTCTCCGTTGGACTCTTGAGGGCTTCCAAAAACGTTATTACTAACGGTAAGGTTAGAGTCGCCATCAGCGTACTCAATGACATTCCTGTTTATAGGAACTATTGTTAGTTTGTTTTCTTGCAGTACAGCCAGGTTTTGATTTAACTCCCCAATAAAGTTGACTGCGCCGTTTCTTTTTTGGAAGTTGTTCCACGAGAACGCATCTGGATTGAAAGAGGATAGCTTAAAATCACCAATATCGTCTCCGTTCTCCTCACTGTAAGATACTCTGTTGTAGTAGGTTATGTTTTGTGCGTCCTCAAACTTTACGTGAGCCCTGCCTTTACTCCACGCCCTAGAAGGCACAAAGTCACAAGCATCCATAGACTCTGCGTTCTTAGCCACAAAAGTCCAGTCGTCCAGTGAGTCTCCGTTAAAGTGGTTGGAAGGGTCTGTTTCAAAATTCGGAGAGAGCATACCCATCGGCCTGTAATGAACATCGCCCTCAGTCAAGACAATCGGGTTGCCGTTGTTGTGTAAATCCGTCGCGGTTGATTCTAACTCGCCAGCAGATAGTATTCTTTTTGCCTCTCCTATCTCGTAATATATCTTATTGCCAACAGTTTTTCTTGGTGTAAGAAGCTCAACGACTACTTGACTCTTCCAAAGGTTGTCTGAGCTTCCATCAAATTCGTCGTAGTTATTGGTGTCAATTCTGCGAAGCTTAAGGAATGTTCCTATGTGGTTGCTGGTTCCAGGATCGAGCGCATCTGGATAACCTCCAGTAGCGTTAACATCAATTCCATCCGTTTTCACCTCTAGGCCGACAATATCAAAAACAACCTCATCATCAAGGTAAAGAACCGTACTTCCGTCAGTTACATCTACGTAGCTTACAATGCGAAGCCTATCTCCTGGGGTGTAGCTGTAATCTTTTAGCGCTCCGCTATTCTGATAACCAACGAGCGTGTTAAGGCTAACGTAAAAAGGATCTGAAGTAAGGTTATCACCTTCTTCTGTCCACGCCCCACCAACAGTATACGACTCAAATCTTTCGAAGGATCCCATTCCAGCATAAACGATTTGATATGCTGCCGCCCAATCTGGGGGATCTGAGGTCATCGTTACGTTTATATCACAGGGGCCGTTATTGTAGACAGAACCGTCTAGACGAGCAGCTACATCTCCAAACGGAGACACGTATACCGTACCTAACTCGTTTACGTATCCTGGCCTTCCATGTCTATCGAAGTATACGATTCCAAGGTCATGAGTGCAGCCCGCCTTAAACGTCCTTCTGGATGACAAAGGAAGCAAAACCAAACTGTCGTCTTTTGCTCCGTTTAACTGTATAGGAGAAAGGGTATAGCCCTCTGCTACAAAATCAACCCCGACATCTAAGTTAAACGTATTGATAAACCTAGGGTCATATAAGGTAGGATAACCAACATAGTAATCAGCGGCGCTAATAACAGTTCCGAAGTCGCCTGTGGTCTGAGACGTTCTGAGAGACGTAAACACCGTGTCTGCTTCAAACGAATTAAGGCCGCTCTGATTAGCTGTATGAGTGCTAAGCGGAGCCAAAGGAACCGAGAAATTAGACGCTTTGGGTTTAAGGAGTATAGCGTCATTTGTCCCTCCCCCGCCATAGGTACTGGTGTCAACAACGGTATTGTAAACAAACGCCATATCCCACGACAGCCTAAAGGTGTTGAGCGCGTAGTCGGTTCCTGTCTTGTCATTCTCTGTGTTTACATCAAACGACATTTCAGCGGATCCGTCGCTAGTAAACTCATAGTTAAGAACCTGTTGTTCTATTTCGTCATTCAAAAGATTCAGGTAATCTGCCTTTGTGGTTTCTTCTGTGACAAATATTGTGGCAGACAGTGTAGCCCAGTTCACATCTTCGTGATGAGTACCAGCATCTACCTCGATGGGATCTGTACCAAAGCCACCGTAATAGGTCCCGTTTGTTGTTTCCAGTCGGAATATGGGGGCGTCAACGTCAGCCGTACCAGAGTCTCCGTCAGAATCATAGGTACCGCCCTGGGTAAAGTTAGGCGGCTTGTAGGTGAATGTAAGCGTCAGCTGAGTGTTGGGTTGGATTACTGAAGGTGCGCCTTCGAACAAAAACACCAAGTATCCATCGCCAGTCTGCCCCATTGACAACGGTTCATGGAACACACTCATTACGTTGTATATAGAGCTACTCAAGTACGTTCCAGTATCTGGCGCTGAATGATACGTAACACCAAGAGTAGCTGATACGTCAACGTTTCCGTAACCGCTATTTGGGCTCGCGTACATTAGTCTGTTTCCTACAATGGCTTGGCTGGTAGCCTTTTGGGGGACGTCATTGTAAACCCTGTCTGTTACAGATCCAGAAACGCTAGGGTAGAGACCGTTATTATAGAACCTATAAACGCCATCCGCAGCCGTGTAGTACGTAAAGTCGGTTGCGTCGGTCATGTCCGCCTTCACTAAGTCAACGTTTGGGTTAAACTCGTCAATCAAAAACCAAGGAGAAACATTGTTGGTTCTACCTAACAGCCTAAGTTTTGATATCTCTCTTTGCGGGGAGCTAAAGAATGCGTTAAGGTCCGTCCACCTAGTGTTGATGAGGGCTAAGTTCTCTTCCTGAACAAAAGATTGCGTAATGTTCGTATCAATTACACCCTGAAAAGCCATGTATTTTGTGTACACGATATCCGAGTGCGGCGACAAAGCAGAGTGCTCACCGTCTACATAAACATACTGAGTGGCAAACTGAAAGGTTTTCCCGTAAAGATCATTTGTGGTTTTGGCCGCATCTGTATCCATTTGGATTTCAGGCGGAAACAAATTAGGTGTTTTAGCCACAGAAAGCGCCTCGATTAATTCGTCGTTACTATAAAAAACAAAATTGTTGTTTTCTAAGGCTCTATCTACGTTAATCTTTCTGGGAGGGTTGATGTTATCCGTGAAGTACAGAATTGTCTGTGTTTCAGAATCTGTTTCAAACTCTCCGTTTATTACTTCGGCGTTCACAAAACTATACTGCTGAAAAGCAAGAACAGAGCTTTGCAGCACAAGTTGATACGTGTTGTTCGATATCTTATGTCTGTATATAGCGTGATTAGCAGGGGTGTTAGACCAAACAAAATAGTAGACGTAACCCCTCTTGGAGTCGGAAACACTTCCAATAACGCGAGCGTCATCGGATAGCGGAACTCCGTCAGCCGTCGCGAGAGGGCTAGCCGCGACGGTCCCTTTAACGTTCTTAATTACGCCTTCAGCAGACTCACCCGTGCCGCCAGTAAATACGTTAAGAGCGTCCAGGTAATCCCCCTCGTCAAAAAAACGTTCATCCCTGTCTTTGGCAAGGGCTCTAAGTTTTATCTTATCAATAGTCATTAGAACTTAGGAGATTGCTTGTAGTTCTTTCTGATAGTTCTCAGTGCTTCTTCTTTTCCGAACGACTTAATTCTAGCGTTTGCTTTTCTTCTTTCGTTGTAGTATTCCTGTCTGGCTCTTGCTTTTTCGTTTGCAGGAACCGATGCTTTACGCTCAATAATCTTATAATACATATAAGACATCAAAGCCTCCTCTAGATAGACATGAACAAAAGGGTTTTTAGACCTAGCTTCGTCAGCCACATACTCAATAACGACTTCTTGAATCTGATCGTTAAGCTCAAGTTCTATTCTGTTCTGATCAAGGTTTACTCTGAAGTTGCCGTAGAGATGTCCGCCTCCCATACCGTACAAGCCATTTGAGGCCCCATAGACGTAGTTTCGGAAGATATATGAGTTAAACCCTTGGGTGACGTCATCCGAGCTCGCTGGTGAGCCGCTATTTGTAGCGGTCTTCGAGTCGATTCTGTCGTATACGCCATCGCCGTCACTATCAACAGCCTGCGCCGCCGTGCCAACCTTGTTCCCGTTTTGATCAGCGTAAGCCTGAGAGTAGTTCACGTTCTTGTTTTCACCAAGCACGTACACGATCCCATCGGAACCGACCACGCCAACCTTACTCCAATCCACGTAGTCATCTGGCAACTCAATGGTATTGGTTGCTGCGTCTACAGTAAGCTTAATCGAACGTATTTTTTTAGACATGTCAAACCCCATCTCTCTGATTCCTCGGAGAGCGTGAGTTCTCAACTGGACGTCAGAAGCAGTTCCAGCATAGTCGTCCTCAGCAACGGTGATAACAAAGTCGCTAATAATTTGGTTAAGTGGTACTGTGTTTCTAGCCATTAGAATGTCTCTGCTTGTTGTCTAAGTGTCATTTCCTCGCCAGTCACCTTGATTACGTCTGTGTCTCTGAGGTTAAGGCCAGCCATCTTTCCAATCTCATACACCAAATCTGAAGTGTAGTGCTGAGGGAGTTCAAAATCCCTGTAGGTATTAGCGCTTGTATCGTAAATAGGAGGCAGTGAATTGACGTTTCTAGAGCCGTCTACACCCCTTGATCCTGGGTACTTGTAATATCTGACTTCGATCTTCTTAATTACCGTTGGAAAGACGTGTATGTGATCAGAAATCAATGCAACGGGAAAGTCTTCAGACGGAGCGCTTAGGTTGTTTGCTAATATTCTGTCTATTTTCTCTTCGTCATAGCAGAGTTCGATTGGTGACTTTGTGCTCTGATCTAGCAGCACGTCGCCAAACGTGCTCATGCTGATGATTCTAGAAAGATCAGTCGGTTTCTCAAAAGCAAGTAGAGTGCTGTTTTTCGTGACGTTCTGCTTCTTTGAGAAGTAGGAAAGATCCTCAAGGATTCTCTTAGTTCTTTGCTTGTCTCTAACTGGGTTAAACCCAGCACGAGACATTCTGTTAGAGTCTTTTAACTCATCAAAAAACCTATTGTAGATGTTTAGTTGAGCTATTGGCGCGAACCTGTTAAACTCAAGCTCAGTAATGAATCCCTGCTGGTCCTTGTTGGTAAGGTCCTGCAAGGTATTGTATACCGTTTGTACGCTAGCTCCGTATGCTTGTGCCATGAAGCAAATATACGAAAAAGAAAGAGCCCCCATTTGGAGGCTCCTTCAACTGTATATGTATAGAAATCAATCCAGCTGACGTTCAATCTCAGATACGACGGGTGAAGCCGCATCTGTCATGCAGTAGCGCACGAAAACATCAACAGGATCTTGCCCCGCAGGGACCGATATAATTAACTTGTTTGTGTCAAACCATTTAACAGCAGCGCTATCTACCTTAATGATCTGGAACGAAATAGCCTGTCTGATTTTAGCCTTCATAAGGACAACTGGGTTGTCAAACGAACCAATAAATTGCTTGGGAGACTTCTTCGCTTTTTGAAGAAGGTCATGCTTAATCTCAGAAGAGTCTCTATTGATGTCGATTCCGTGAGCGATAGCTACCGCTAGCAACTCATCCATAGGCTTAGATCTAAGCATCGAGATAGCGTCGTTAACCAAGAAGTCTTGACTAAGGTCTTTCTCTACGTTCTTTTTCTTGTCTACTAGGTAAAACGTATTACCTCCGTTTGCCCTGTTTTCTGGGTGTACATCAAGAAACGCCTGAAGGTTTGGCTGGTCGTCCTTAACAAACAGCCTACCCATTCTAAAGATGATTGGGGTTTTTACAGACCGCTCGTTTTGTTCGTCTTTAAAAATAGAGTGCTCATTCTGACAGTAACGAACTTCTCTCACCATCTTGGTGTCTTCGTCAAAAACGGTAATCCCGCTCTGCATTATCATGAGAACGGCCCCAGAAGAAACAGCCTTGTATTCTTTTGCTGAGGTTTTAATCTCTACTCTTTTAATTCGTGGTTTTTTTGGGGTGATCACCTCTTCTATTGCTGGTGACTCCATGACGACTTCACTGACGTCTTTTCTTGGCCTTCCTTGAGGCCGCTTGTTTTTTGTAGGCATAATAAATAAAATTAAAATTGTTAGTAGTAAAAGGGAGAGGGCCTTTCCCCCTCCCCATTACCTATAAGTATTACTTCAACAAGATGTGCTGATTAGCAGCTCTAGTAACTAGATTGCACTCAGAACGGTAGTTGAACTTCACGGTATCCTTACCGCTAGTTACGTGTCCAAGGACACCACCACCTTCTACCCAGTGCTCCATCTCACGAGAGTAGTTGCCAGCAGCTTTGTAGTTCATTTCCAAAGCAGGAGACTTAACGCCAGTGTTAGCGTCGGCTACCTGTGACATTGGAATCATAGCGCCCTTTGGTCCACCGATAGCACCCAATGATGGGTCGTTCAGCAACTTCCAGTCGTGCTTGTGGAAAGTGTATCCACCACGAGTAAAGCTCTTAAATCCGAGCTTTACAGCCATGTCTTCGCTATTGTTGAAAGCACCAAACTGAGACGCCAAACCAGAAGTTACTGATCCTGCGCTACCGCTAGCGAGCATATCATCAATATCCAAAGAAGTCGCACGGTTCAAGTACATAGCGTACTCGTTAGGAGCTCCTTCTTTGTCCAATTCAAGAATCAAATGATCGATATCATCGAAGTTACCAGCAGCAAATGAGCCAGTAGTTGTGATACCTCTCTTCTCAACAGCGTCAAAGTAACCTTCAGAAGGAACAATGCTGCCTCCACCAACAGTGAAAGAAGCGTCGCTGTTACTCTGAGAGTACAACAACATCATTTCTCTTTCGTTCATGAAACGCTTACGAGCATCCATCTCGTTCTTCAAGTACCACATGTACTGACCGTTCACGTTCAACCAACCGATGTTAGTAGCTTGAGAGCCGTTCACTTCGTACATCTCCTTAACGATGATGTATGGGTTAGTTCTCTTAATCAAACCAGTCTGGTAGAAAGCTGATGGTTGCTCAGTGCCTTGAGCGTGAGTGTTACCAATGATAGCAAAGGTAACAGCGCCAGTGTAAACGTCTGAAGCACCAATAGTACCCTCATCTGTAGAAGAGTCAGATGCCGCCATATCAATGACAGTCAAAGTAGCACCAGGTGTTGTCGCACCGTTAGCGTCAGCGTTAACCGCAGTAACCAACAATCTCAATCCGTTAGGAGAGAGCAGAACATCGTTTACACGAGCTACACCAGTCACATCAACTGCGTTGAGGTCAGTAGCTTCAAGCTGAATAGTAGCAGCGGACGCATCATACACACCAGTTACAGTCTTGTGCAAACGTCCTTCTTCGTACCACTCAACTTTGTCAGAGGTACCTGCATTCTTCTTAGCGCCAGTGAGCTCCAAGAAGCCAGTGATGCCCTGATCACCATAAGTTTTTACATAAAGATCTCTTACGTCGGGCTTCGTAGGATCAATCAAATTCGCCAGAGAAGTATAGTTCTGTGGCGTAGCTTGCAAACCACCACCAGTTACTGAAGCATCAGCAACGTTTGTAGTGTTTCCAGAATTAATAGCCATTTTTTTTTGTTTTTAAAAGTTTAGATAAATCCGAACCCGCTACCACCTTGTCCAAGCGCTTGTTTTAGTTGCTCGACAAGAGGATCAGGTCCGTTTGGTTGTCTTCCTTGATTTGGAGACGTGGGTGTCATGTTAGCACTTCTTTCAACAATGCCTCTTTGACCATCAGAAAGTCCCTGCTTGTACACGGACTGAACAATGGAATCAGCATTATCAATTAACGCTCTGTGCATATTTAGTGTATCATAGTCCCAGCTCCCATCTTCTCTCACATAAGGATTGAAGAACTCGTCAAGGCGAGCGTTTTTCTCAGAGAGTTGACCTTTGTAATTTTCATTCATTCCGAACGTAAAACTCTTTCCGTTACCGAGATCAAACTCGATACCTTCGAGAGCGTCAAGCTCAGACTTCATGTTATTAACCCAGTCTTCAGTCAAGATGTCTTCAAAGTCCTCAGACTCTTCTTGCTTACGCTCAGGAGCTTGATAACGTGATCGAAGGTTATCAATTTCTTGACGAGCGTTAGTAGCGTCAATCTTAACTTGCAGTTGCGAAAGCTGAACCTCTTCCTCTGAATATACTTCGGGGTTAAGCTTATACTTACCAGAAGTTAACGTTTGAATTTCTTCCTGAGACAAATTGGGATATTGTGTTGCAAGATGTACTTGCACCGCAGTCATGTCATCCATTTCGGAGGGGTTTAACTGCTGGTAAATAAACCAGTCTTGCGGATCTCGCCCAGTTTCTGAGACAAAATCCGCTATAGCCGAAATTCTTTCGTCAATTTCTTCGCGTTCTTCGAACTGCTGTTGCGCCTGAAGATCTTCAAAGGAAGCAATGTCTCTCCCAAGCCTTTCGCTAAGGAACTCAAACACTGCGCCTTCAACTTCTTCCGACACATATCCTTGTTGAACCTCTTGCTGATCAGGCTGAGGTTCATTATAGGTTTCTTCTTGTGGCTCTTGAGCAGCCTCTTGTGTAGGCTGTTCTTGAACTTGTGGTTGTTGCATTTCAGCTACCTGTTCGTCAGAAACAAAGCTAAATGATGGGCTTTCTTCGACGGGCTGCTGATCGATTGGTTGGGTATTTTCCTCCATTAGAATTTAATTTAAGTGCAAATATATAACTTATTTATTTCCTGTACTTTACAACTTTCTTGGCAATCTTTTTTGGTTGAGGGACAAACTGCTTTCCTTGCTTAGTTCCCTCTCTCTTTGCTCTAGTTGTTGCTGCATACTCTGCCGAGCTCAAAGCTTTTCTGGCTTTTTTAGGCAGGTAGCGTTCTCCAGTCTCACTTGATTTCTTGCCAGACTTTGTTCCCCAGTCCTGTTTGGTCCATTTAGACAGCTTGTTGCCACTAGACTTCTTGCCAGAGTATGTACCTCCAGCGTCTTTGTAATACTTTACGGCAAGCTGCATAGCACGAGCTGAGTGCTTTCCACCCATCTTTGCTTTTGCTCTTGCCTTAGCTGCGGCCCATTTAGCTGGGTCTCTTTTAGTCGCAACTTTAGCCATGATTAACTAGCTTGAACTTAGCTTCTTTTACGGCTCCAGGGTGAGGCTTATAATCACCCTTCATAAGAAAGTATCTACCTCGATCTTCCATCCAGTGAAAACCAGCGGGAGCAGGAACAGACTTTGTGTCAGAACTAACCTTGAGCTTACCGCCCTTGTTTTGTTTTACAGTATTCATTACCACTTGACTTTGTTAGCCCAGTAAGCTGCACTGCTTTTACCTTTGGCAATATTCTTTCTATGCCTGGCTTTAAACGACTTGCGTTTCGCCTTCATGCGAGCGCTCTCCCCAGCCTTTGGCTTACCCGCAGTGCTTGCCCCTCGCTCCCCGAAGCGAATAATCTTTACCTTTCCGCCTTCGCGTACCGCAACAATATGCGACTTTTTACCACTAGCAGACCGCTTGGGTTTGTTAAGCCCAGACAGACCAAATCGCTTAAGTTTCTTTTTTACGTCTTCAGCCATAAAGCAAAGATAATAAAAACAAAACTAGCCGTTACGGGGCGTCAAATTCAGGTTGGCTGAATAGAATTAAAGTGGGTCCATACCTTCGTATTCCTCTTCTGCTCTCCACTCTGGACCAGCGATAATTGGCTGGACCTCAGAAAGGGTGTACGCTATAGATCTAGTCTTTAACGATAATATTGTGCTGGGCATTGGAGTTGTGTACTCGCACAAACACTTTAACCCATCTAGACTTTTTCTAATTGTCTCAGATGAGTCATCTTTAATTTGAGTAAAATCAACAGAGGCAAGTTCTGAGGTATTAAACGTCAAGTACTTAGTGGCCATAACTGGTTTTTTGAACGTTGTAATTATTTAATATTTCAGCCGCTGTAAGCTTATCCGTGTAAATACGGACATCACCCATGTGGGATTGACCATAATAACTCTGTAGTCGGCTACCCCTATATACTTTTGTCATGTAGTTTATACCTACGTTAAGTGGTGTGTTTTGGTTAGCCCAAGGCGGCTCATTAGAGAAGGTAAACGATGTGGTTGCGGTTCCCACAGCTGTCCCATTTATATATCCTGTAATAAGGGTTCTACTGTTAACCAACTCAAATGTAGCGGACATATAAACCCAATCGCTTCCGTTTACGGTAGGAAAGTCAACATCTCTTTTGACCCACTGATAATACCCGCCATGCTTTGAGTAGAACTGATGATAAGTTATTTCGTTGTTGTTTCTTTTGTCCAACATAAGTCTTAACCAATCAACAGGGCTGTTATCATCATTGATGGTGAGAATGCAAAGGTTGTTACCCCCATTAGAGGGGTACATCCAGGCTTCGATTGTTGCGGGCCAGGTTGTAGTGGATGGGAGTTGGGATGAGGAAAACGTTGCAAGTATCTTGTCGTTAACGCCGTCCGAATAAAAAGATCCATCGCTTCTAAGGCTAGTCACAACCGAAGCTCCGTTTGACATTACAGCGCCAACAGAGCCTCCATTCTTGTCGTTTGCGGTACTCCCAGTAACGTCGTCAGGGCCGAACCAGCAAAATAGGTTGTCAGTAACTATAGTCGGTGTAGACGATGGCTTATCAGACCCATTAAATTTTGCTATATCCGCGTTAGCCACCCCAGAAAGTTTTGCTATATCCGCAAATGCTGTACCGTTTATTTTTTCAAACGCCATGATTAGAGGTCGATGTAATCCCCAGAAGGATTGAAGTACATAACGGTTGTAGTTACGGAATGACCCATAACCCTAGAAAATCCGCTAGTAGGAACAGTGTTGGTGATGGAAGCATTAGTAAGTAAAAAACACTGCGAACCTGCGGTCATTGTGATCCCTGGATTTACAAAACCTCGAAGTAAAAACCCAGAAGCCTCGGTAGAACCAAGAGCCATACCGACTAAAGCCTTGTTTCCAGCCTCGGCGGAGCTAGTAGCAAAAGCCCATGCAGTGCCTGTATAGTAGTAAACCCTTCCTGCTGTGGTGGCGCCTGCACCGCCTGTATCGAAGTAGGTAACCACTGCGCCATCTCCGTGATCCCCTACGGAGCTAAGACTAACGTTTGTCTCTAGAATCTGATCCATAGTGGCTGGACCACAACTGAACTGTAAAGCCCCCGCATCGACAGACGATCCATTTAAAACTGTTTTTTCGGTACTGTTTCCAACCTCAGTGTTATCGCTTCCATTGCACTTTATAAGGGCTCTAGTGCCTGACCCGATAGTTGCCGTCCCATTAAGAGACTTGTTGTTGGTAGAGAGGGTGATTAAGTCGCTGCATGCAATCCTTCCTGTAACAGTCAGGATGTTACTTGAGAAAGTTACGTTTGACTCTGCGTCTATATTGCTGCTGCTGTCTCCAGCCACTAACATTTCCCCCTGAGCAGAGTAGCTGTCTATGCTTACGCCACCACCTCCAGACGGCGTATCGATCCAAGATAGATCACCAGTAGCGTTAGCCTCAAGAATTTTGTTTGCAGCGCCTGGTGCAGCATTGGGGAAGGTAATAGTGTAGCTGGCAGAAATTTCAGACTTAGGCTTTAAATCTAAGTATTGACCGTTATCACCATCGCTCAACCTAATCCCGTTTGCTGACCTAGCATCAAACACTCCGTTAGCGTTGTCGAACTGGTGACTCACGCTATTAGAAGAATTTGAAAACTGCACTATACCATCTTTAAATGCTATGCGATTGGTATTGCCGTTTAAATTGTATACTCTATTCGTGCTAGACGGCTGAGTAAGGTCAGCGGTAGCCAGATTATTAGCTACCGCATCACCCTCTACTAATATTTTATTCCAACCCGCCATTTAAGTTTAAGTCTTCTTTAATTCTGGCTCTTTTTTATCCTGAATGCTTTGAAGTCTTCCAAACTCTTTTTCAAGTTTGTCCAATAGCTTCACTACAGTGTGAGCATCGGAAGCCTTAATGCTTGCTGACTTCGCTACCTCATGTAAGAAGTAGACTTCATTGATTTCTAATTTCATTTGAATTGAATTTAAGGTTTGAAATTATTTAGCCTTCAGTTGATTCTGAAGTTTGTTTACTACGTCTGCCAGCAAAAGTACGTCTTTTCCTTCAAAAGTACCATCATGAAGGCACTTTAAGATAAACGAAAGCTCTTGCTGGGTCAGGGTGTCAGTGGTAAACCCGCCGACATCCCTGCCCTTACCAAGAATTCCCATATTAAGCCCAGATGTAGATATCTGAATTGCTCGAATTGATATACAAGTTTCCGATCTGCTCCAAAGACGCTGTAGCGTTTGCATCATCTCCAGCCGCTGTATGCACTGTAGAAACCCAAGCATCAGGAGAGAATCCACCACCAGCAACAGAGGCGTCGCCGCCCGCGTAGTCAACACCAAAACGTCCAGACTCTTGCGACTGATCCCATCCAAACACCTTATTGGCAAGACCAGTGAAAACGATACCAGCATCTACGTTGGTAGTGCCACCGCTATTCAAGGAAATAAACGTATCCTCGACCAATAGGTTGGTGGTGTCTAGGGTAGTAGTACTACCATTAACGGTCAAGTCACCAGTTACAATTACGTTGTTGTCGAAAGTAGCCACGCCAGTCACATCAAGAGTGCCCTCAATGTCTGGATTTGGGGTTAACTTGAGGACACCATTCTGAGAGGCCAGGTTTGCACCAGTAACACCAGAAACAAGGTCAGCAATGCTTTCTTTTCTTGTGGTTCCTGTTGCGCCACCATCAAGAAATACAAAGTAATCAGCGGCCACATCGACTACCGCTTCCTGAGCTTCTTGAAGATCCAGGTTGAAAGTAATCGTCTCGGCGCCTGATTGGTTGGTGGTAAAGTCGCCACCTCCAGATAAACCAGTACCAGCAGCAAGCGTAATAGTAGCGTCGTTTGCAGACGCTGTATTTGCAACCCACGTAAAGCCCGAACTTGCATCATCGTAACTAAGGATGTAATTATCAGTTGGAGCGTTTGTGACCTTAAGATTGGCCTCATCAATGATGTCGTTGGCTACCGTAGCGCTAAGAGCTACGTTACCTGTTCCATCAAAGGAAACAGCTGATGCTGTTACCTCTCCAGTGATAGAAAAATCTCGTGCGGTTGCTAGGGCTGTTGCCGTTGCCGCGTTTTCAGCAATGTTGTCCGCAGAGGATTCAACTATTACTTTTCTCCATTCTGCCATAATCTGTTATTTTTTTTGTAAATATTTTGAGCAAATATACAACGTTTTTATTAGCTTACTCCGAAGTACAGGTTATCATCCGTGTCGGCATACATTCCCCCCTCAAAAGCAGTAGGAGGTGAAGCTGGGTCAAACCGCTTAAACTCTACAAGCCCGTCTAGGTTTATGTGGCCTGTTCCAGTAGGGGTAAACTGGATATCAGCACCACTATTTGAGTTGGTAATGCTGTGAGTGGCGGCACCGTCATACACATCGAGATCACCACCAAGCTGAGGTGTTAGGTCATCAACCGTATTGTCTAAACCAGAACCAACCTCAGACCAGTCGTTTGGGTCATTCCATGTGCCTCCTTGGAACACGTAAGCTGTTAACGTGGTCGTACCAACAATGGCTAGGTATCCGTCTGTCTGAAGCGCATTAGCAAGGTTGTTTCTATCGCCAGTGGTGTCAAAGAAACCAAAGCCCACAATCTGATTGCCCGTTGCGTTTACAATAGGTGCGTTAGGATTGTTGTGCGATACTGGTCCTGGAAAAATTGGCATTAGAAGTCTACTTTAACGGTTTGATTGACAGCAAAAGCATCATCATATGTGCTTCTGTAAAAGCGATATGTTGTTGTTACGCCATATGGGTTCGTGAGATCGAACGTGACTGGTGACTCAAAGTCGCTTAGCACGTTAGTAGAACCGTCAAGTAGAATTTGATTTGGTGCTCCCCAGGCGTCAGGGTATGCAATCCAGGTGTAATTAAGCTGCGTGTCCATGCCAGAGTCGGCAATAGTAGTAAAGTCCCCTTGAGCAATTAAGTCGTTGAAAGGAGCCGTGAGAGAATCCCACAACGTATCAGCCTCAGTATCATTAGTGATGGATTGGGTTGTGCTAGATCCGACCCGCACCCTAAAGTACCACCTGTATGTTTGAGTACCACTAGAGATAGTTTCGTTACCACTACCTCCATTATCGATAGCCGTCACCTTGTAGGTCCTGGTAGACTGAGAGGTAAGATCTCTTTCAATGGTGGTTGCCAGTGTCTTTGCGGCGTTGTCGTCTGCGAAGCCACTCTCAACTGCGGCGTTGTTTTCTAAAAATGCAACCGACGTGTCTCCAGTCTGGGTGTTATCTACAATGTTGTAGTCAAACCCCTGAATCCTAACACCTTGCCCAACCTCTACGGTTTCGCCATTCGTGTCATTAGCAAACGAACCGTAGGTGCCATTTGGATTCTGAAGCGCCCTGCTAATATTAGTAAGGCTAATGCTCGTAATGTTGTATTTCTCAAGCATGTCTCTGAGGACAGCTTCAAGTGACGTCCCAGCGGTTATAGGAGACGTCATGTGGCTGAATGCAGCATCTGTATTAGATATTGTGATTGCATTCTCAAGAGTGGAATCTACATCACCAAAAGAAAGCGCACCGCTACCGTCAGTAACCAAGGCTTGACCGTTGGTTCCGTCAGCGATAGGCAGAGTGTATGGAGATACCTGACCCGTAGTGCCGCCAATGAAGAACTTACCGCTTGCTAGATTCGGTATGTCGTTTGACCTACCGATAGCAGAAACCTTCATTTTCTGGATGTTGGTTCCATTGGTTTGAAGCACAATGCCTACGTTCTGAATAAGATCTGTAGAGGCAGAGGGCTTTGTTGCTGTGAGACCACCCGTACCGTTAACGTATACTATATCCCCTACAGAAACACCAGTAAGCCCCGTAATAGTTTTATTAAACAGGCCAGCCACAATCGCTTCACCATTTGCTCCGTCTAAAGTTTCTTCGAGCAGAACACCAACAACTGGCATTTTAGCGGAGTCATTAGCGCACGCAGCGCCGACTAGGATGCTTGCTCCAGAAATACCTTTAGCATACAAAGGCGTACCAGCGGAAAGAGTGCTCCCCTCGTTGTTCTGAATCTGAAGGTATACAGCCTCTACATAGTCCCACGCAGTATCGTAGTCAGTTCCACTCTGCTTAACGATGACCTGACGCTCAACACCACCTGTAGGTACACCTTGCCCAGCAGGACCTGTAGCTCCTGTATTTCCTGTGGCACCCGTAGGGCCTGTAGGACCTGTTGGTCCAGCAGGTCCAGCGCCGATAGCACCAGCTACTGAGATATTATTTTCAGCAACAGAAGTCAGGGAAACCACTTTGGTCTCCGCAGAACTTACGATGGATACTCTTATTGTTCCTCCGCTAGAGCTTGATACAGCTATACTTGATGGTTGGTCTACACTTATCGGCATTGTTCATCGTTAAGCTGTTATTGAAACATCTTCGTTAACTTTAAGTGTACCGTAAATTAAAGTGCTGACTGTAGGGCCTGTAGCTCCGTCATATGCTTGTTGTTCAATGTCGTACACATACAAACCAGAAGGGATGCCCTTCATTGTGGCAGAATCGAACGAAAAGTCAACATACGTTTGAGTAGTTGGATCAACGGAATTAACCGTTGTCGCAAGAGTAATGTCGGCGGCAGTCGCCGAGTCGTTTAGGTCAGAATCCCTAACCTGCATCAAGAAAATGTCATCCGCAGTAAAGGCAGCAGCGCCCGATGAGGTGGTTAGCGTCAACCTAAGATCGAACGTGTCACCTCTTTTGCAGATGATGTCAACCCTTTGTGAGGTGTCTAAGTTTATAGTTGTTGCCATTTTTATAGTCCTAACATTTGTGATAAATCCTCGCCTTGAGGTGGTTGTGGAGGCATCTGCATTTGGTCTTGATCGCCTTGACGTTGTGCAATAAGCTTGCTTTGCTCGACTGCTTGCTTTTCTACCCTGTCGTCTTTTCTGTCTTCTTTCAAAACCTCAAGCTTTTCTTTGAATTCTTGATCATCAGATCTAACACCAAGAAGCGCCTGAGCTTTAATCATTTCGATCTCCTTTCTGAATCCATGCTTTACTTCTTCTAGCTTAGAGTCTAACTGCATTTTAAGTTGCATTTCTTGCGATTTGAGCTGAGCCTCCATTTGCATCTCTTGCTGTCTAGCCTGAGAAGCAGCTTGTGCTGATTGCTGTTGAATCTGAGCTTGCTGCTGAGAGTTCTGCATAGCAATTTGCTGGTTTGATGCAATCCTCTTTTTTCTTCTTACAACCAGTAAACGCTCAGCCTGATTCAAGTCTTTAAGCTGCCTAATAGCGATAGCATCCTCTAGGTCGATTTCCTTTTGACTAAGAGCAATCTGAATATTCTGCTCCAGGTACTCTCTCTCTGCCTCCTCCATCTCTTTAACCACCCTTACACCAAAGTTGTACATAGGAAGGTCTTTGAATGAATTAAGAACCTTCATATTTGTTTTACCAACGGCGTTTTCATAAATGCGGTAAAGAATAGACTCAGGGTGAATAACCTGAAGGCACTTAACGATGTCAGTGCAAACCTTCTTGTACAAAACCATAGAAGAGTTTGTGATGTCATAAATCGCATTGTTAGCCGCCGCAATAGCTTGTTGACGGACACCAACAAGAGCGTCTGTCTTTGGGGATGACGCATCCATTACCTCGTTGATTCCCGTAGCGTCACGGATCATCCTGAGGTAGTGATTATACAGTCCAATCAATTCGTTTACATTCCGAATGCTATTTCCTATTTCTCTAATTGGAGGGTTCTGAAATCCTCCCTCTGGGTTCTTACTCCTGTAGTAAAATACACCAGTCTGCTCGTAGATATCGTGGAGATCAAGCGGTTGAAGTTCACCACCCTTACCTAGTTGAACATTTTCTAAGCCTTCAATATCAATGATAATACCATCAGGCTTAGCTTTTGCCACTGCCTGCTGAAGCTTAAGATGCGTAAGCTGAAGCTGGTCGGCAAAACCAATACAGCTATCAACCAGAGACTTCGGCATCATATCTAAAATGTTTGTAGCGCAAACAGAGTACGATAGATTGGCCTTGCTTATATCGTATACATTCTTGGGAACGTTTGTCTTCTTTCCGTAATTAAAGATGTAATCAGTTCCTAGGATATAACAACCGCCGTAGACAGTTGCATTCTCAAACTTAGTGACCTCTCTGTTAAATACAGAATTTTTTGGGGCTTTGTAATTTTCGCCCTTGGGGTAAAACCCAACGTTTCCGTATTGACTCTCTTTAGATTCGTAGTATTCACTGTCTACAGACGTGAATTCAAAATCTAAAACTTCAATCATGTACTCATCGTAACCGAAGCTAGATATGTTGTTCACTCTGTCGTAAGAAGACTGAGTGAGCTTTGACGCATCATACCCATATTTTTTCTGCGCCTTTTGAGCAATCCGCTTGAAATCCTCCTCGCTAAACTGATCGCCAGCCATTCTCTTTAGCTCTTGAATGGGTACGTACCTTACATGTCCAGCATAAACCAAGTCGTTAAAGCCAGGGTCTTCCGTAAAGCTATGAACAAAGTTTACTGGATCGATGTAAGAAGTGTGGATACCGTAGTTAGGGTCATTATCCCTTTTCACTACAGAAAGCCCAAGGACAGTCAAGTCATTTACACACCTTCTAAGAATGGAATCATTGAAGTCATTCCACTCTAAAGTAAGATTTGTTGCTATCTGAGCTGCAATCTCTGAGTTAGACTTAATATTGTTTTCAATAAATATCTCAGCCTCTTCAAGGGTTTCTGGAATATCTTTTTGTGGGCCCGCAACTTGAACCCCAAGATTCTGCTCAATACTTTTTAGTGATTCTTTTGACTTTACTGACAACTCGATCTTCTTTCTTTTTAAGTCTTTCTCAGAAGAAGATATCGGGTCAATTGCCTCAAGATTAGGGTATGGAGAAGAAGACAGAATCTTGTTTACAACGATCCTGACGAATTTAGGGAGGATAGGAACTGGAGTGAAATCCAGGTTAAGCATGCTTCCATCGCCGTTATTAGGATCAAGGGAACTAAGAAGAGACCGATAAATAGCGGTGTCTTGCGTGCCGTTTGCGTAACGTCTGTTTTTTTCGAAGGTTTTCTTCCTGTTGCCGTATACGGAATTTTGCTGATCTATCTTTCCCCACTGCCGATAAATCGACTTAGCGTATTTCAGACCATACTCCTTGCCCTGCTTCACCTCAGAAGAAGCCAGTGGATCTGGGAAGCTGGAAGAATTTTTGTTTGTACTGTGCATCTGCAATGAGTGGAGTAATTTAACTCAATGCAAATATAGTAAAACTAGGAGTGCCAAGCTTTTGGCTTGTAGGTTCTAAAAAACTTCCTGTTATCAAAGGAGGTGCGGGGCTTTTCCTTCTTGGATTTTTGAGCTGCAAGCAAAGCTAAACCAGAGCTAATAGTCAAGTCAAACTTAGTTCTTTTGTCTATTTTGTACCCAATCCAGTCTTCAAGCGTTCTGTTAAACATCATTTTCCCCATTTCACCTTCTTCGGGGTTAATGCCAACGTGATCGTGTATGTAAGCTTCAATAGCGTGAGCGTGGGCCTGAATTACATCTTGAGAATTGGATGGAATTCCCTTTGTTCTTACATTAGAATTAGAGCTGTTGTTTCTAAGGTGGCTTGGTCTATCCATCAAATACCCGTCATAACCCCTTGATTCAAAGTACCTTGCAATACCATACTTATTGTTTTCTATTAGTATTGGATAACCATAGAAAAAAGCACACATAAGAACGTCTTCGTAAAAGATGCTAGCTAAGTCTGGGCGGGAAGCGTACTCCACAACAAACGTATTCCCTGGTACATCCATGTTGAACTTATTGTACATGTGCAATGCACCCTTCGATCCCCTGCCGTCTACCGTAGCGTCTAAGTCATAGGAGTCAACTCCACCCACACCGATGTGTCCGTTTGGAGCCACTTTCTTGCCCCTGTCTTCTGCCTTGATGTTTCTTAAATGCTTTGGAGCAAGCCAAGCAACACGGAATCTTCCGTTCGGGTCTGGAGAAAAGACAACCTCTTCGTCTTTGGTTCTCCATACAAAATTACCTTGAACTATTGGGCTAGGGTATAGGCTGTCATTGTGCTCAATTTGCTGATAGATCTTACCAATATTAAACAAACTGCCTTCGATGCTATCCCTGAAAGCCTCATCTTCAGTGAATGGGAACTGACGAATAATTTCGTTTAGTTCTGACGGGTCATCTTTAAATGAATGTCTTTCGTTTTTAAGATAGGTTTTACTACCCTGATCAATAGCTTCGCCGTCAATACCTATTACGTCACCATGTATGTGTACGCTTTGGGAAGGGTCATCAACCACTGGGTTTCCATACTTGTCGAAAAAACCCTCAAGAGCGTCGTAGGCTGGAATGAATACTCTATATAGACCTGATCTTGTACGTCCATTATTGTTTCTTTCGTTTGGGTCGGAATCAGCCCATAAATCCCTGTACTCTTTGCCGCCCTTACCCATTGGGTTGACAGTGCTGCCAACTAGAGCTTTTCCAACAACTCTTTTACCTACAATAAGGCAAGTTCTTTCGATTCTCCAAGCCTCACGGATATCTGCTGGTTTCTCCCATTTTCCAGCCTCATCCAGATACAACATATGCAGCTTTTCGCCGTCGTATGCATTATTCGTAGTGTTTTTCCAGTTTATTACTGTATTCAGCGCATCTCCTCGGTTTGAGGTTTTGTTATTTTTAGTAATTCTCTTCGAAGGCTCTCTGAAAGCGAGCTCCATACGGGGATTTGTAGTACCATCCTGAATTGGCTTGAAGAAGAACGGGTAGCCGCGAAAGATCGCAACCACTTTCTTCATAAAGATGTTTTCCTGAGAGTCCTTACCAGTCTTTGACTGAATACCCAAAAGCTTCTCTTTAACTTGACTAGCTTCGTCCACAAGAACAGAAGAGCATATATTAGTGTAGCCAGAACGACGACACTTAGTATATAGCTGACCGAAACAACGATGATCAGCTTCGCACGCAGCCATGTGGAGAAAGATTTCTTTCTGGAAAGCAAGGTATGATGGATATCCGATATCAATTTTAGACCATTGTAGAAACATATAATGTCTCCCTGTAATATACGTAGGTTCCCCATTATTGTAAAACCAAACACCGTCACGCCTACGCTGAAACTCTTGTTCGATGTAAGAATGAAACTTTTTTCGAAACTCGGCAGGCTTTTCGAGCCACTCATCCATACTGCGAATCCTTTGCAGTTCTTCGGGCATAGGAATGCGTTGCCACATCTGCATTGCCTTTGGCTTGTCATGGAAGAGAATCTCCGATCGTTTTGGTTTTTTCGGTAGTACAGCGAGTAACCCGTGGAGCTCGATAACCTCTCCCTCTGTACCGTTAGGGTCGATCTTAATCCCCTTAGTTTCATATCCTTTTATGTCTATTACGTTGGACATCAGTAGCTCTGTCCGTGCCTTGTCATTCTACCTAACGAAGGTACTCCTTTTTTAGGGTTCTTCAGCTCCATTTGATCACCGCAATCACACTGACCTTCAGGATAATAGACATCCCCGTTTCTAAATTTCATACTTAAAGTCTGAACCGACTTTTCAGTCTTACATTTTTTGCAAATTAGATCTGGCATTTAAATTCTATTTAAGATTTCTTCAAAGATATGAGGTATATCTTGATATTGAGTTTCCTGGTCCCAGATGGTTGTTCCTTCTGGAGGATCAACATATTCAAGGTATCCCTCTTGGTGGGCCATAGAAAGAATTCTATAGCTCATTTTTTTCGCTATACAGCCTACGTAAATATCAGTTGGATTTTTAGGTGACCCTAGGACCATTTTATTCCATCCGTTAAGCTCAAACGGAACAAATAAAACCCCAGCGCCAGGAATATCTAAAGGCCCTGTATATACGCTATCTCTAAGGCAGTGAGATAAATTGCGTATTCTGTTGTTTTTTACAATTTTTCCGTGGTGAGACAGCATGCAGGCTCCTTCCTTCTCGTATCTTTTTAAGAAGTCTGAGACATACGTTTGCGGGTATATGAGGTCGTCATCACACGAAATCAGATGGCCGTCAATCTCTGGCAGCTTTGTGTATCTACCAACAGCCCCTATGTTTTCACCTACATGAACAACTTCTAACCAGTCCTCCTTTAATTCTTCTGGAATGTCATTAAACCCATTAAGGCATAGGTATAGTTTTTCGACCTGATCTTTCAAGGACATCACGCACGACAAAGACCGAGGGTATCTGTCTGGCATCATGCACATAGTTCCGTAAACGTTCATTTTATTCAATTAGTACACCCGACAGGACTCGAACCTGTGACCGTCTGCTTAGAAGGCAGATGCTCTATCCAGCTGAGCTACGGGTGCATATATTTATCTTTAAGTAACCCGCTGTATTGTTTTGATTATCAAAGTTATAGTCATCCCAGTATATCAATCCACTGGCGTTATTTTGAGAAACGCTCGGCGAATCCGCCTGAGTAGTCTTTTTCTTGTTTGATTTCTCCATTACTTCTAAGGTCTTTAACCATTTGTTCTAATCTCTGGCGCTCTACCAGAAGTTCTTTGCAGTCAATAGCTGTCTGCTTTATGGATTGAAGTTCAGCTTTCCTAGAGGAGCCACCAGCTTCAGGATCAACGGGCTTTTTAACCTCTTCAATCATGTTGTCAATAGCAACCTCCATGCTGTTCATAAGCCTTTCGGCGGCGCTTATTGTAGTAAACTTTTTACTTCTCGACATACATTAAGTCTTCTGCGCGGGTTCTATAGTACTCAGTCCCATCAATGGTGATGCGATAATCCATGTTTTTAGCAAATCCTACCACGTCGCCAACTTTTAACCCTAGTTCTTCTACCCAAGGCGGCGTAAAAGAGACCTTCCCTTTTGTGACAGGGTTCTCCTTAAGTTTAACAACATCGATAATAGAAGACTGTTGCTCCTCGTCAACCTCCACTCCTTCGAGAAGAGCCCAGCCCGCAAGCGGATGTATGTCCCCAGTCTTTGCAGACTTGTAAGCAATAGCCTGATTATTAATGGTATGATTAGGATCGTACCGTACAAGATAGTTATCATCCTCTCCAGTAAGAGGCTGACCATCGTTAATAACAACAAGATGATGGAAATAAAGCGTGTCCCCAACTTCCACCCCTGTATCGTACTTAAAAGGCGTCGCCACCACGGGGCCTTCTGTAGTTCTGTTTTTGAATTCATTGAATTTAGCATCTATGTAGAGTTCTAAACCGCCGTCGGTCGTGATCGTGTCGTTAACAAGCTTTTTTAGCTCGACAACAAACAAATCAAATGTTCTCATTAATTAAAAGTTTAAATCAAATTCAAGCATGCAGGGCATCTCATCGATGGATTTCCAAAGGAGCGTGCCTTCATCGTTTTCAATATATACAAGGTATCGCTTTTTACCAAATTTGTGAAGGTGATGATCATCCTCTAAGATTGCAGACACCTCGCCTTTTCCTGCTCGCATTCCAATGTAGTAAGCCATGCCGTCTTTAGGCTCCTTGCCTACTACAATTTTTCTAATAAGTCCTTCCATTTTAGTTTAGGGATATACCTAAATCACCAAGGAGATCGTCTAATGAATCGCTTTCCTGAAAGGCTCCGTCCATGACCTGCATTAACGTTTCTAGCTCAGACCTACTTTCTAGATTGAAGCTATACATTGTTTTCATTTCTGCGCTCTCATCACCCTCTTCCATAGCATCAAAGTCTATAACGCCTACTACTATAGAGGCTAGGGTGCGATCTTTCATTTCAAACTCCTCGATTGTCTCCTCCATCTTTTTGACGAGAGAGTACATTTCGGCAAAGAAGAGGGTGTCTTTAGGGTTCATGATGTAAATTTGTTTAAGTCAAATATACGAAACAATTAGGATGCCCAAGTCAACGGTCAAAAAAACAAAGTTATTTAGAGAGGTGTCAAAACTATCAGGTAAGTACGTAAAGAGCAACCACCTAAAAAACTTACGCAGCGCAACAGACAGCTTCCTGGATAGCAACCCAGACCTTACCAGGTCGTATCTTAACTTACTATTGTTCTTATACGATCTAGAGTTCTTTACTATATCTTGGGTGGCTGAGAATTATGGTATGTACAAAAAGAACCTAGCCGACAGGATGATATACCCGCTGGTTGCTTCTGGCTACCTATACAAGCACTTCGATAAGCTTACGCCTTCTCAGACGCTAGAGGATCATCTATTCCGTGATGAAACAAAATATAACTACAGAGTTCGCTATGCGATGTCGCAGAAAGGTAGGCTAGCGGTGCAGCGTTTTTACAGTCTGTTAAAGTAGCCATCCTCTAGCATTTTTAGCTCTTCGAATTTTTCAAAGATCTCATCTCTACTGTAGTGCTGAGGATACGTTCCAGTCTCGTATCTTTTAAAAGGATGAATGTCGATGTCAGACTTGACGTCTATGCAGTCTAGTGGATCAGATTCTAGTGGCTCAAAAGACTCTTTCCCCCACCTGCTTACAATGGTGTGATTCATGCTGCCGTCGAAGTCATTGCGGCCTTCTTTGTTTTTGGTTTTTTGAAAAACGGTAGAGAAATTTACAGTCTTTGCTAGTGTATACCTGTAAAAGAACTGACCACAAGAACATAAATGAAAGCTTCTTCTAGTCCACGCCATTGTCTTCTGGTTCTCTTTGTTTAGATCAACGATCGTAAAGTTTTTAGACCCAAAGGAAACTACGGCTTGCCCGTTTACTTTTTCTAAGGCTTTATCCCAGAAATCATCGGAGTTTACGTTGTTACTGCCAAGCCAGCATATGTAGCTGGTTTCTTTCTTCATGGCTTCTTTCCAAGCAAACTCAAACTTCTTCGAAAGGTCCGCATTACCGTGTTCCAGATGCTCTAACCCAAGGCTTTCGCAATACTCAGCTTGTTCTGGCTCGTTGCCTATTACAATACCGCAACATTCGTGGCCCGCTTCGGTAAACTTTTTTATAACCTTAGCCATGTGCCACATAGACATCCTGGTTAGTTCAGGACGCCTGTAATACACCATAAAAAAACAAACAGACTTCTTATCTGCCTTGTCCACGATAAGATTTTTTATAGTTTTTACTGCGCTTATTGATCGACGTCTTAGTCTTAGCGTGAACTCCTGGTCGGCTAACCTTGTTGGCCGCTGGAGCATAGTTGTTTACTTGCTTCGCCATTACATATTCTTATAATAGACTCCTTTTTCGTCTCGGTGAGCGCTCTTAATCTGTTTTCTATTCTTGCCTGTTTCTTTGTACGAGACGTGGATCCAATCTGGCTCTTCTTCATCCCCAAACTCCCATATCATCTGGTCCCACTCAAGGTTATCTTTGATATAGTTAAAGAGCTCTTTGTTTGTAACCCCGCCGCACATATGCGCGTCTATGTCGAGCGCCTCTCCAATCATATGCTGAGAGTATTTACTTCCCCCGATAGCTGTATTTAATGCTTTACATCTATAACCAGAGGTTACTCCGATAGGTATACCGAAGTGATCTCGCATAGGTTGAAACACGTTCTGAGCAATAGCTATCAGGTTGTTTATCTCCCACTGATCAGGCTCGTTTTTTATTCCGAGGCGGGTCGCTGTGTCTGACCTTAGAGCCTCCTTTAGTGTTAGGTTTTTGCTTAACTTCATTTCGATTTGCGACCCAAGATGGGTCAATTCTTTTAATTCTTGGGTTAAAGTAGTTTTTACTTCCCAACTAGAAACTTGCTCGTGTGGTGCGATGAGACGGTCTTACACCTTTAAGGTCATACTTGTCGGTAAGTTTAGTTTGCTTAGCCTGATTGAGTTTTCTCATCAATAGATTGACCTTGCTTTCTTTTTCTGGGTTTCCAAACCAAAAGGCATGATCTTCTAGGTAGTCTTTTCTTCCCTTCAGTCTATGAAGTTTATTTGCTTTTTGTTGCTGAATCATAGAGGCAAGCGCTTCAAGCCTATCAGACAATGTTTTTGGTATGTCTGCATCCCTCACGTTTTGCTTATAAGCCTTATCGGGGTTAGCACCAGCATCTCGGTTGCTTTCTCTTACCGCAGGGTTAGCCAGCCAGTCATCTCCTCCTGCACCACCAGCTCTAGCCGCATCAGCTGATTGTTTGGCGGCGTCCTTGTCTTTAGCCGAGGTAAAACCCATCTGTAAGGCATTGTCTAGGTTCCCGTATTTTTCTGGGTTTCTAAGTTGCCTTCGAGCAATTCTATCGGCCTCTTTAGGCGCACGCCTTTCAGCGGATGACTTTAAAAGGTTATAAAGCGATATGTAGCGTCTATTTGGCATTATCTCTTGACTGGTCTCATACCCCCTCCTGGCATCTGACCCATTCCTTTGCTTTGAGTGAGTTTTTCAAGAAGGTCTTCCATTCTGGAGGCTCCAGGTCCGCCTTGAGTATCTCTAGCAAATTCTCTGTTCTCTTCTCTTAGCATCTCGCTCTCCATCTCTCCAGCATCCAAGGCGTATGTGCCGTCACCGAGTGGATAGATTCTGTAATCGAGATCTTCGATTCGTCCTTCTTGGTCTGGATTGCCGTAGCTTTCCCAATCACCAAAGACTGGTGCTACCTCTCCATCTGGGAGTTCCATTTCTACAAACTGGTTCCCGTCTTGGGTTTGTTGGATCGGTGTAACAGCGTACTGTCCAGCAATCTTAATTGACTCTTTAGGCTGGTCGCCTTGTGGTTGTCCGCCTTGTGGTTGTCCGCCGTTCATCATATTGTTCATCATATTGCAAATATATAAAAATTACTCCGAGGGTTGTT